TTATGAAGACGTGTCGGAAGAAGAAACGGCGGTTGTCCAAGCCGCCTCCGGATCGGGTCTTTGCTCCGAACAGGAGGCCGACGCACTTCCTGTAGCTTTGGCCGCTGTATTGTAATCAAGCACTGCCTTCTCGATCGCAGCTTTGACCGTGACCGCGTCAACCTTGAGGCCGAGGGAACGAAGCCTGCCCAGCGCATACTTCAGCGCAGTATCCAGTTTATCGGCTGCGCCGATCCGGCTCGCCTCCGCTTCGGCCAGTGCCATCCCTTCTGCCGCCAGACGGTGCAGAATCTCCCGCTCCTGAACTGTCGTTCGGGCACTGAACCAGGCCGACGCCTTCATCCGCAGCGATCCGATGACGCCCATCGCCAGCACGACCAACAGGCCCATGAGAGCCTGTACGATTTGATCGATATAGGATTGCATGATGACAAACCTCCTAGAATAGCTTGATGGCCGCGACGATCAGGCTCCCGGCTGTCAGCATAATACCAACCAGCCAGTGCCGGTCAGACTTTCGCTCGTTCTGCTCCGTTTTGAGACGCTCCGCCGACGCTCTGGATTCCGCCTCGATCCGCGCGACCAACGAAGCCGTCTCCGCTTCCAAGCGTGCATTCAGCAGCCTAATTTCGTTATCGTAATGCGACTCTATCTCTTCAAGCCGCATGCATTTTTCATCCAATCTTAAATGTGCCGACTTGGCCGACTCTAATGCCTCACCTGCCTTGTCGCGGGCGTCGAGCTGCAAGTCCAGCTTCGTTTCGACACGAGTGAGGCGCTGCAGAATCTCGGACTGAACTTCGGACTCTCTCAGCTCGACCACCTCCAATAATAAGGCCCTCGTAATGGGAGGCCGTTGTTTTATTTCCTGATAAAAGCCTCGACCGGTTAGGCCGAGGCTCGCTTTATTAGATAGTGATATCGGGACGGTTCGTCGCGATTTCCGCCTTAACCAGAGTTGCGTCGTCCGTGCTGAGGTTGTAGCTGTTTACGATATCGGGCAGTTCACGCTCACCGTCGTCGTAACGCGTGATGCAGGCATTCGCGATAATGCGGATCTTATACATAGCCATCGCCATATTAAACCCCTCCAGTAAATAGCTCGGCTAGCGCTAGCTCGATATCCGATAAGCGCTGCTTTTGTGCTTCTACTTCTGCAGATAACGACTGACGGTACACTGGCGGCGCTTCTGGATCGCTTGGATCAGGGTACGAAAAAAGCAGCGAGGGAGTCCCGTTGCTTACGTCGATCCGATATCCGTTACATGTTTTGAAGTCCTGCGCGTGATCGCCGTAAGCCAGCTCCATAATTCCGACCGTGGCAGGTACGCGATCCTGCAGCGCGGCGTACGTGGCGAAGTCCTGCGCGACCGTTGTCTCGACGACCCCGCCGGAGCGCTCGCCGGTATCCAGAATAAGATTGCCGGTCGCTTTATCGTAGTAAATCCGTCTTCCTATTTGCACGAGATTACCTCCCTCCTTTATGCGTGAGCTTCCCAGTAGACCGGCTGGCTCGTGGTAAACGACGCTGTTGGAACTCCTCCGAGAAATCCGGGACCGACCCAAACACTCCCGTAGTAAATATTGGCTGCCGTTGGCGGCGATGCAGTCTCCGAAACGTTAAAAAATGTCGGCGTCACGCTGTACCATGAGTTACTACCATAGTTATTCGCGTAGAAGTACATCGTATTAAACGACGCAGGACTCGTCCCGAAGCCTCCGTTATAGATGCCGCTTTTGACATAAACACATAGCGAACTTGTGTTATTTGTACCTAGCAAACAGCCAAACACGAGGACTCTCGGCGTAAAGTTTAGGCCTGTAACGTTGAAGTAGTAATAGGTCCCGCTCGAGTTTGTAGCAGCGACGGTCGTCGTCGTTCCACTGGCGGACGCTGGCGTCGATCCGCCTAAACCGAACACGGACTTTCCGGCTACGATGTTCGACGAGATATAATTCGGATCGTTTACGACGATCTCCGGCCATTGCCCGCCTGTACCTGGACTCCCGTCCAAATACGCGCCCTTGTTCAGCCGTACATACATATTCTGCGGTCCGACTGTGTAGTTTGCTGGCGAACCGTAATTCGGACGTACGGCGATCGTACCGGTAACCTTATTACCGTTTACGTATGCCGTTTTACCGCTAATAACGTCGCCGGCAGCAGCCGTAGCGTCCGACGTGAACGTACCCGCGACGCCGCCGACCGTTTGCCCTGCCTTGACGTTCCCGGCCGACAGGTTCGCGACAGCTACGACCGTGCCGCCGCTTGTGTACCCTGCAGGGATAGTCTGCGCGGAGGCTCCCGGCGTATAACTGAGCGAGCCGTTATTCGGCATCGACCCCGAGGTAACGCCGTCCTCCGTACCGTACGTATAACCGGATAGAACCTGCGCGGCCGCAGCGGTCCCATATTCCCCCCCTTCACCCTGTAAGATAAAAGCCGTACCGTTATAGCGAAGCGTATAGACGCCGTTCGCTACCAGCTTACCGGTCGGCAGCGCCAGTCCCTTCGACGTGATGATACTTTTAGCGCCGAGGCCGTTAACGTTAATCGTCGCCGCGCCGGTGCTTGCTACGTTGATCTGTACGGCCAGACCGAGACCTGCCGTAAGCGACGTCGGAGCCGGCGAGATCGTAACCGCGTAAGTGTTCGCAGAACCCGTCGTAGCAGCGAATGGAATATGAGAATTGTTAGCAGCGTGTGTAGTGTTGGCATCGGTGGCGAACGCGGTTGTCGCGATCTGCGTCGTGTTAGTCCCAGCCGCGGCAGTCGGCGCGACAGGAGTGCCAGTAAACGTCGGAGATGCGAGCGGAGCTTTCTCCGTGTTAAGCGCGGTAAGCGACTTCACCGGCGAGGTTCGCCAGTTCGCACCGCCTGTGATCGCTGTAATCATATTGGCAAGCCAGCCAAACAAGGTTGTCAATGATCCAGTGTCTCCGGTCGGTGCTGTCGCATCGCTAATGGTTCGGTTTCCGATGACGGTGTCCGTTGCCGTCCCCGTGCCACCGGCTCCCGATGCCAAGCCATCAAGCTTGGACTTATCTGCCGCCGACATGAACCCAGCTACCGACGTCGTTGCCGCAGCGTGGGCCGCTCCCCCGTTTCCAATATGCGCGGTCAAGCTGCTCTGGACTGCGTTTGTCTTGGTTGTCGCATCGGCCGCCGCTGTCGCGATCGCCGCATCCACCGTGTCCTTTCGCGCGATATCTGCTGCGCCGGATGGGGCAGCGACTTGGGCACGGCCGGCGTTGTCACGAACGATGGCAGTAGAAGCAGTGGCAGCAACGTCAAGCGGCGCTTGAATCGACATGAATGTCAGTGCCGTCGTCCCAAGGGTCGGAGTGCCGGTATTGCTAAGCACAAACCCCTTGCCCCTGTTCGTCGTTCCCTCCCGCACATACACCATCAGCCCCGCCGCGAGCTTCGCGGACGCATCCGCGTCCGCAGCCCGTACCCAGGCACCCGCAGCGGCAACGTAGATCCCGTTCTGGCTGCCCGTCGTTTGATCCTTGACCAGCACACGGTCGCCCGCGGCCAGTGATACGCCGTCAACCGTCTGCAAGCCGGACAGCGGCGTGTTGGTTGCCGTCGCCGCGCGAACGCTCCCGTTCGCCCCCTTCAGCGCCAAGGCCGCGTCAATCTTGTCCCAGTTGTCGTTCAACATCGTCTGGATATTGAACGTATCCGCGCCGTCCGTCGCCGGGTTCTTCTTCAGCAAGTTCAATATGCTCGTGAAAATAGCCATGCGCTAAGCCGCTCCCTTCCCTATGCATCCAAGAACGGCGCGAAGTCCGTCAGCGGATGGCTCTGCATTTGATTAATCGTCAGCCCGTTAACCTCGAAAACGGTCAAGTACCTAAACGAATACGACACGGCCAGATGAGCGGGCACGATAGCCTTCAAGGCATCCTTGATATCGTCGAGGTTAGGCGGCCGCCCGACCGTATCGACGAACCGGATCGTCACCGTGTAAAGCGACGGCTGCTGCGTGACTTCGATCGCGCCGTTGTCGAACGACTCCGCCACGCTGCGCATCAACGCGACCGTCACCGTGCCTGTGCCGCGAAGCTTGGACTTGACCAGGCTGCGCCGTTGATCCAGCGGTTTGGAAGGATCCGTCGTGATGCCAAGATCGCTCTCCCAGCGATCCAAGCCCCACGTTGCCGTGTCTACGAAAAACTGCGCCAGCGTTTCGTCCAGCGCGCGCTGGAGCAGGTCTAACTCTGTCCCCTGCGACTCCATTAGCGAACGCATGACGCGCGAAGACGAGTAGTAGCCCGGCAAATAGCCGAGCATCTCCTGTCCCCGCGCGCTCGTCATCGTTACTGCATCAGACACTGGCGTTCACCGCCCCGGGCACCGCGACCTGTCCGATCCCGACCGTTACGTTGGAGATGCCGCCATTCATGGTCAAATCCGAGAGATCTACGATGGCCGGGATGTCGAGGAGCAGACTGTTCACTTTAGAATAACGAACGACGGAATCGGCAAAGGCAAGCGACTTCAAATACGCGGTCATCGTCTCTTGGATGCCCAACGTCGCCTGCACGAGCGTCCAGCCGGCGCGGAGCGTCAGCTTAACGCCGATGACGATCGGCAGCTCGGTCGGCGCAGCCACGACCACGCTCGCTCCGATCGGCGCCTTGCCCGCTCCCGTGCCCGCCGCCCCCGGCGCGACCACATCCTGCACTGCAGCTACGATCGCCGCGGAAGCCGCGCGCTTTTCCTGGTTCAGCACATAAACCTTCACCGTGCCCGGCCCGTTCCACAGCGGCTGCACCTGCGCGCCGCCTACGCCGTCCGTCTCGAGCGCCCACTGCAGATAATCCGCCCGATTGCCGCTCGTGCCCGGATTGCGTACCTTAAGCAGGTAGCGCTCCAGCAGCGACGCGTCGCTCTCGGTCTCGGCGCCGCCGCTCATCGCCGCGGCATTTGCGATGCCCGTCACGCCAGGCACGGGTTCGACCAGCACCGCGATCGCCCCGGCCGCGATATTACCCGAAGCTCCAGCCTCGGCGGCCATGACGCTTGCTTCGATCAACCCGACGCCGCCGATCGTGACCGCCTCAACTGTCTCAAACTCCACCGACGGCGTGGAAGTGACGGCATCCGCTGCCGTTGCCACACGAGTGCCCGCCGGCACCACGACGCCCGACGCGCCCGCGAACGTCACCTTTCCCGTCGCCCGCTCCGCCGGACGCCGCTCCACGCCATGCTCGCCGCACCTAAGATCCAGGTAAGCGCCGAACGCCGTCATCGCGAATCCGCGCCGCAGTACCTCCTGCGCCCAGCCCGCCGACAAGAACAGCTCGTACGCCGCAGGCGCGAGCGCGTCCCAAATATACGAGCCTTCGGCCTTGTCTACATCCGCCGGAATCCCGCCCAGCATGCGCGCCAGAATGCTCTCTTCCTTTTGCTCCGTCAAATAATCCGGCAGTGCCACCATCACAAACTCACCACGCTTCCCTCAATCGTTCCCGCTTCTTCCCGCACGCTGGTCACCGAGCAGACGAAGCTGCATGCGTCGCCTTGCCACGCAAAAGTAAATCCTCCGACCCGCGCGGTCCGCGGATCGGCCAGCAGCGTCTCCGACGCGATGCGCGCGATCTCGCTCTCCACGGCCGCACGGGAGAGACCGAGCCCGATGAGCGACTCGAACTCTTGCCCGTAAAGCCGAGAATAGACGAGATGGCGGTACCGCTCCGTCGCGAGCGCTTTGCGGCACCATTCGAGCCAGGCGTCCGTATCCTGCGACCCCGCGATTTTCCCCGTGGGTGTCAATACGAACTCTCCCGCATCAAAATCGAACCGCCAACTTCGACCGAACGACGCGCCCGAAGCCTCCGGCGCGTCCGGCAGAACTTCCGCGCCGATCGTCGCCGTCGGAAATAAATCAGCCACCCGCGTTCACCACCTTGCATACGACGACGGCCTGGCTGCCGCCGGCAACCGGCAGCGCGAGCACCCGGTCTCCCGGCATCAGCTGCAAGCCCTCCGCCTGCAAATAATCCGGCATCTCATATTTAAAAGAGTCCAGCTTCAAGCCGGCCCCCGTCATCGTCCCCAGTTCGGCGGGCACGCCTGCGACTTGCTTGGCCGCCACTCGGTTCATGCGGCTCTCCAGCGCGGCGGCCAGCTGTTTGTAAGGATCAGCCACAATAATCCCTCCTCACCTTGGCTTCGCGAGCCAGCTCCAGCTGCATATGTCCCGGCTCGCCCAGCTGATGCCGGACGGACGTCACGAACAGCCGCTGCCCGTCCAGCTCGACCAGATCGCCTGCCCGAATTAGGTTGATATCGAGCGCCGTTACCGACATCGTTTCCTGCAACCCAAGTAACAACGGCTCCGCCGCCTTGCGCGCCTGGGTGGGCGTCTCGATCGCGCAGTCTTGCAGCACCTTCTGCAGCGTGCCGTACTTGTCGATCTCGCCTTTGACGATCGCCAGCACGGGAGACAACTTCGTCTCGCTTCCCTCGCTGCCGAGCACCTTCACCTGCGTGACGGCCCCCTCGAGCGTCCGTTTCTGACTGACCGACTCCAGCGACTCCAACTGCCACACCTTGTCATTGCCGCCCAACTTAACGAGCGTCAGCCCATTTGGCGTCATGCGCGGACGATACAGCTCCCCGCCCTTGCTCGCCGTCTCTTTCAGATCCTCGAGGATCATGCTGAAAATCGACTGGCTTCGCTTCACGCTGCGCTTGAGCTTGATGTTCGTGTCCGGCAGCGCTGCGAGCGGAATATTCCAGCCTGCCGCATAGGATGCGAGCCGCTCCGCCGCCGTCTGGCCGTCCGGCATTAGCCGTTCGTCCTCGGATTTGGACAGGTACAGCGTCCTGTCGTAAGCCGTGACGTTCAGATGTTTGCCGTTGCCCGCCGAACGCTCGCTCTCGCACTCCCACACGAGCGCCGGATGAAGCAGATAGGCCATTCCCGTCGAACCGTAAGGCACGCCGGAAATGCGAATCTCTTGACCGGGGGCGATAGCCGGCAGACCTGGTCGGACTGTCAGGCGAATATTCGCCCGGTAAGCGATCTCCTCCAACGAATCTTCCAGCGCGATCTCTTCCGCCAGGTCGCCCAAATAATACTTGCCATCCAAAACCACCTCGTAACTCAAGGCATCACCAGCTTCTGTCCCGGTTGGATCAAGTTCGGGTCGCTGCCGATCAGCGCTTTGTTTTTAGCGTAGATCTCGTTCCATCTTGCGCTGCTGCCGAGCTCGCGCTTGGCGATCGCATACAGCGTGTCGCCTTGGCGTACCGTGTATGTTTTCGGGACCGGCTTCATATCCGTTCGGACAGTGGCGCCAGACGACGCCTTGGTCCTGACCTTCGGCTCCCGCCAGGTTCGAATCGCGATATCGAAGTAAATGTCGCCGGGCTCGCCGCCCCGCAAGCTGGTCGAGTGGGAAGAGATGTAGCCGAGTATGTTAACGCCGGCTTCCGTAATCATGAAGTGAACCGGCTGCTTGCTGACCATGTAGCTCGTGAGCAGGTTCATCGAGCCGATCGGATCCTTGTCCGCCGGGAAGAAGGAGGAGAACGAGATCTCCTTCAGCTTCTCCTCCTGCGCCACATCAACCTCGCCGAGCGAGAGGATATTGACGGTTTCGAGCTGCTTTTCGCGCCGAATCGAGACCTCTTCCGGATTGACGGGGAATTGGAAAATGTTTTTGCCGGACGCGTCTTTCAGAATAAATTCCACGCTTCTCCTCCTTCCGCCGCGCGGTCTTCTATATTAAGGCCGGTTCTCCAGCGTCTGCCGGATCGAGGCCGAAAGTCGAGTGCTGATCTGCGCCGTGATCGCGTTGTAGTCGATCTCTGTCTCCTTGACCGTCAGTTGGACGGCGCCTGCCGGGATATTGATGTTAATGGTTGGGGCTGGCGGGTTGGCAGGTTGACGAGTGGGACTCGGCTGAATGCCTGCAGTCAGAGGCAATCTTTGAGCGTTACCTGGGTTAAAAGGCGAGATAGAAGCGCCGCCGGCAACAGGTGCGCTTGGTCCGTTCAACTTACTCTTAAACCACTCCGCGATGGGTAGCAGCCCGCCGAGCAAGCCACTCTGTCCCAATGCGCCAGTGCCCGATCGCCCCAGTGTTGCGTCCACTCCGATGCCCGCTTTTGATGGCCGTTGCAAAGCAGACTTGTTTTCCGGCGGGCTTGAGGCAACCAGCACTTCATCTGAATTCGCTTCATTTTTCTTGGGCTTCTTCTTTACGAGCCCACGAACCCATTTGGAACCGCTAGAAACCCAACTTTGCACGGCTTTCCCTACTTTGCCTTCGGCAAGCTTCTCGCCTACGTAACCGCCGACCAGTCCACCCACTAATGTTCCAGCCCCTGGCACGATCGAACCCAGCGCTGCGCCAATCGCGGTTCCGGCAGCGTTGCCCGCGGCCCCACGAACCAATTTGTTGCGCTCTTCTCCGGGCTTCGCCTTCGCAATGGATGCAGCCGTAGCGATATAGCCGAGCGGTTTGATCCACTTGCCTGCTGTCATTAATAGCTTGGATCCTGCTAGCTTAGGAACTGGATTGTTCATGGACTGAGATAGGGTTTGTTGACCGACTATTGCCTGGGTTAGGGTTCGTTGACTACTTGTCCCTGAAAAGCCGCGTTTGGATGAGGAGAAACCCCGGCTCTTTTTGCTGAGTGGCAAGGAACTTTTCTCCGTGGCTGAATATGTTAGCGCAGTATTCGAAGATACGATTCCGCTGCCGGATCCGCCGCCCATCAAATTCTTCGTTCTATTAATGGCTTTTTTGCCGAATTCGATGGTGTTTTTGCCGAAATCTTTTAATCTAGTTGTGAAAGATTTGCGGGAGGTAAGGGGATTTCCCTGCGGGTCGATTAATGTTTTGCCAGGATTATTGGGATTGTTCGGAGAAGTTGGGTCATCGGTTTTCTTAAAGAGTTTTTTTAACCCTTTTCCCGTCTTTTTTAAGCCGTCCAATCCGAGATCACCTAACATACTACCGAGAGCACCGCTAATCGTATCTTTTAACATATCTTTGTAATCATCATCATCAAAAGAAAATATTCCGCCTTTTTTCTTTCCTTTTCCCTCCCCCCCAGCCACAGTTACCTTCAACTGCATCCCCTCAAGCGCCGCCTTCACCTTAGCTAGCAAAGCAGTCGGATCCAGCGCAGCCTCGAAGCTGCTGCTGAAGCTCTTTCCGGCATCGCGACCTGCGGCTTCAAAAATAGAAGGATCCAGCCCAAGGTCGACCTTGGAAGTGACAGGAACGAGCCATTGCGATTTAGTCAGCGAATCCAGACTCGCTCTTATCCGCTTGATCGGCTCGCACAAACAATCGCTCAGCCGAATCGGAATCACGACCCGCATCCGCGACAACCTGTCCACCCGCCGCTGAATGCTGTCCATGTACCGGTCGATCGTACGTAGCAGCGATACGCTTTCTTTCAACCCATCGGCATCGATAATGTAATCGTAAGGCACAGCGTTTTCCGCCATCTATCGCCTAACCTCCTCTCCCGCCGTTCTGCCCGCGCTCGGCTTCGAGCTCGAGCTCCATGCTCGCCATCAAAAAGAGCTGCTCCCCCCGGGGAAGCAGCCAGAACTGTCCGGGGCGCAGATGGTGCCGGACCCAGATGGCATGGAGCATGCCGGCCAGCGCCCCGGAGGCGATCAGTTTTTTACGTCTTCAAGCTCCGTGTTGAAGCCGGAGAGATCGAGCACGACATCGCCGAGCGCCGACAGCTCGCCCGCGAGCAGAATGCGCTTCACGACTTCTTCGGCACTGCTCGCGCTGAACTTGGCGAGCAGCTTGCCGTCGCCCCAAGCGGGCGTCACTGTAGCCGCCGCGATGAGCGATACGTTGAACAGCTCTTCGTCGAGCCGTTCGACGGTCTGGCCGCGTCTTTCTTTGCGTTCTGTGCAGCGCTCGCGGATGCCGAATACCTGCTTGCCCGTGAGCCCCCGGATCTTCACCGGGATGCCGAGCCGCTCCAGCAGCACCGTGCGTTCGGGCAGCGTATCGGCGTCGAGCAGCCGCTGCAGCACTTGTTCTTCCGTCATTTGACCGATATCGATCGTCATGCCTGTGCCTCCTCTTAATTCGCCTTGATCGGATCGAGCAGCACGTAGCCCTCGAACGTGAATGCCGTTTCCTCTGCCACTTCCTCGCCCGCTGTCCAGTTGGCCAGCTGCAGCTTGTCAGCCACGCAGTTGGTAAGCTGGATGCGCTCGAAACCGTACGCCTCCGGATCGGACAGCTTATTGATGATATTGAACTTGGCGAAGCCGCGCGCGATCATGTCGCTCGTCACCTTGTAGCCGCTCATCGTGCCGGTGCCTTTCTTGGCGCCGAGCTTGTGCTGCGTCCATTCCGAGCCGGCGAGCTTGAGCTCCCGCTTCTCCACCTCGACCGAAGCCTCCAGGTGGTTGATATTCGTCTGCCAATTGCCGTCGATGAACACTTGTCCGTAAGTGCCGAGAATCGCTCTGGTCGGATCCATCATGTGCCTTAGTCCCCCTCTTTATTGCACGATAAACGTGCCGAAAATTTGTTCGACCACATCGGTCAAGCGCGCTTCCCACTTCAAGAACACCTGGTCCGCCGCCGCGGACACGGACGTATCGATCGCGACGTCGTATCCGGTCGCCTCGATTACGCCGGCCGACGCCAGCGCGTCCAAGTACTGCTTGCAGGCGCCGATAAGCGCGAGGCGGCCCTCTTCGGTGTTGTTCACCTTGCCGATATACTGGTCCTCGGCGGTGCGCTGGAGATCGGCGTTGACGCTGTCGAGCACGCGGATCGTCCGGATCTTCTTCCAGGCCGCGTTCTGGCCGGAAGCCAAGGTTACGCGGCTGTTCACGCCGCGCAGCGCCTTGACCATGCGACCGTCGTGGACGTGGAGGAAGACGCCGCCGCGCACGGCTTGCTCCTGCTCGGTGCGGGTCCAGCGGCGCACGACATCCTGGAACGGCGAGGACGCGTACGTCGTCGACCCGTTCAGCGGCTGGCCGGCGATCAGGCCGGCGACATACGCCGCCACCTGCGCGGAGCTGTATTCGACATCGGCCAGCACCGCGCCCGTGCCGACGTTCACGATGCCTTCGTGGTTGAAGGACGCGCTGCGCTGCGCCGCTTTGCCGACGGCATCCGCCGCTTTGTCGTCCGCAAGCGAGCCGCCGAGGACGGCGATCGCGCCATGTCCCTCGCCGCGAATGCGCGCCACCCATGCGACCAGGCTGGCTTGCAGCTGAGCATCGGATACGCCGTCCAGCGCGACCGCGTTAAACGTCTGCGTCTCGAAGGCGGACAGCGCGTTCACGTAGTTCGCGTTCGCGATACCCGAGATGCCCGACGCGCCGCCCGTCAGCGCAGCCCCGGCGACCGGCGCCAGCGAGCCGTTGCCGCTCGCGATTTTGGACGCGGTCACCCATACGTTGGCCGCATCTTGGTTGACTGCGTCGACGGCCGCCTGCACGGAGCCATCGGCGAAGGTGAAGGTGCGCAGGAGCGCGCTGCCCTCGAACAGCTTGATGTCCTTCATGCCGGCATCCGCCGGATTGACCTGCACCGTCACCTTGAAATTGTTGCCTCGCGCGCCGGTCTGCTTCGCTTCGAGCTTCAATACGTCCGCCGGCGTGCCGGCCCCGTCCTTCAGCGTCTTGGACGCCTTCGCGTCCGTGCCGTCCGACAGCCGGTAGGCGAGCACCTTGCTCGCGCCGCCCAGCAGCGCGAAGCGAAGCGCCGTGTATGCCGTAGCGCCGCCCGTCTCGTCGGCCGAATAGAGGCTTGCGACGTCGGCTTCGCTCGTCACCTCGGCGAATTGCTGTACCGGTCCCCAGTGGGCCTTGACCGGCATGATGACGACGCCTCGTTCTCCTGCTTGCACCGCGGCCGCGGCCGCCGAGCGAAATGCCATATAGAAGCCGGGCAATACCGGCAGATCCGTCCGATTCCAAGTGCCTCCAGCCATGCTCAGTTCACCTTCCTGTTCATGAAATTTTCGACGAGCGCCTTGGCGCTCTCAATGGTGAATCGTTCTCCGGCATCCGTACCGTGCAGGGCGCCTTGCACTGCCTCCGGGATGACGCCGAACAGCTCGACCGCATAGGCGATCAGCTCATCCTTGCCGTAAATCGCGACCGTGTCGTCGCCTTGCTTTTTCCCCGCCATTTGCCGGCCACCTCTATCCTTCATTTTGTTGAAACGCGACTTCCCGCATCAGCGGCGCCGTCTCCGACGGTCGACGGTTCTTCCGGCTCAGCGTCAAGCCGAGCTGCCCGGTCGCGATCGCATCCGCCTTGAGGTCGGCAACGGCCTCGCCGACGAGCAGATAACGCTGCTGCGCCGCATCGAGCGGCAGCTTGACCGCAGCGCTCAGCGCGCTCGTCAGCCTTGCGACCGTGTCCGCTTCTTCCGCAGGATCCCGGCCAAGCACATGCCCGGAATAGCGCCGCAGTTCCTCGCCGAAGGCCGCGTTGCCGGTTTTCGTCTCGACGCCTGCAAGCCGCCACAATACGGCAGGCCGCTCATAATCGGCGGGCCACGCATGCTTGTACACTTGCCACTCGACAGCGTCAAGCGCCTGCACCGTCCAGCTCGCGAGCGCCTGCATCCAGCCTCCGTCTCCGTTCACCGAAGCTCCCACTCCTTCATGCCGCCGCGCCGAAGCGTCCTGCCGCATCCTTCTTTTACAAGAACACATGTTCGCATTCTCATCTATAGGTGGCGATCGTACGACAAGCTATCCGACGCTGCTCCCGCCGCCTTCCCGCAGGTTCGCCTCGATCTTGCGCCTCGCCCTTAGCAGGTACGTGCCGGCGCTCGACTTGCTGATCTTCAGCACGTCCGCCACCTCGGCGAGCGTGAAGCCCTCCGCTTGAGACAGCCTGTAGCAGTCGCGCTCCCTTTCCGTCAAACCGCAGAGCGCGCGTTCGAGCGCCAAGCTTGGCGTCTCGCATCCGCCCGACACATCCGACGACGCATACTCGCGCCTCTCCTCCAGAACGGCCGACAGGACCGAAGGGTCGGTCGGAATCTCCCGCTGGTAACCCGCCCGCCGCTCAATGCCCCTGCGGTTGCCCGGCATGCGCCCGGTCTCCAGCCAGTCGATAATATAGGAGCAGCTCGCGATCATCTCGATGACCAGCCGACGCTGCCTGTCCAATTCGAACCAGGCTTTTCCCTGAGCGTCCGATTGTCTTGCTTGAAGTTCTAGCGCTCCCATTCGCTGCGTGAGCTTGTCCGCCGCGATCATCAATAGACGGCGCGTATGGCGATAGCTTTCCGGCGTTGCTTGATCCGTTATATCGTTCATTGTAAACACCCCACTTTGCCAAAATGGCAAATCATTAACTCAAAAAGGCCTTTACCGCCACATGCCAACGTATTTTCTTATTGTTTCTTTCACGCTCAAAAAGCTAGGAACCCATCAACAAAACAGGAACATAAGTTCGTATAATTTGTCGTGCATCCATCATATATTACCAATACGGCAACTGTCAATTCCTTTTTTAATGGATTAATGGAAATAAATTTGCCATAACGGAAAAGCAGTGTTAAACTAAAGGGAACTTCTTACCGGAGGGAAAGATGGTCATGACGTTGGGAAGCCGGCTCAGAGAACGGCGCGAGCGTCTCGGCAAGACGCAGTTGACCGCCGCTAGGGATCTGGGGATCAGCAATGTCCAGCTATCGCGCTACGAATCCGACGACCGCAAGCCCGAGCCCGACCTGCTTGGCCGCTTCGCCGAGTATTACAAGACGACCGCCGATTATCTCCTCGGTCTTACGAACGATTCGACGCTCGAAGGACCGACGGCCACCGCTTCGGAAGCGGCGGCATTCGAGGAATTCATGCGCAACCCGGAGCACGGGGTGTTCTTCAAAGATTACCTGGATGCGCCCGAAGCCCGGCAGGAGGAGATGCTTCGTTTTTGGACGTTTATCAGGGAGCAGGAACGTCTCCGCAAAGCGGATCGCGATAAAGAATAGCCAAAGCCGCGCCTTCGGGCGTTTCTTTTTCGCCGCTTTACCGAACATACATTCTCATTCCGAGGTGCCATTGATGCTCCAATATTATCAACCGACGCCGTTCGAACAGTGGATCGAGGCGCTATGGCTCAGGGCCGGGATCTTGACGCCCGATCAGTTGACCATTGAGGAAGTGTCCGACCGGTTGGACGTATGGGTTCATTATATGAGCGAATCCAGCAAAGCGCTCGAGTGGATGGGGATACGGTCGGTGCTCATCGATCTGCGTCTAACGGCAGAGCGCCAATGGGAGGATTATTTGCACGAGCTATGCCACATTCTCCGGCACGCAGGCAATCAGACGGTGATGCCCCGGTCTTTTTTGGAGCATCAGGAGGCCGAGGCGAAGCGGTTCGTCCTTTATGCTTCGATGCCCTTTTCGATGATCAAGGATATGAAGCTTCCTGCCGTTCGCGGCGAGGCGGTGCAGCAGCTGGCCAGCCGATTCGGCGTCACCTGCGAGCTGGCGGACGTTAGGCTCGACCAGTTTCAGCGGCGGGCGTTCGAAGCCGTCCTGTGGGAGGAGATCGGCAGATTGAACCGGGAATCGTCCGAGGAGGGAGCCCTCGAAAAAAAACAATCTTCGGTTCCAGGCGACGAGCCGCCTATTTAACGCCAAAAAGGATGCTGACGGCAACGCTGCCGCGCATCCTTTAATCTCAAACAAAAGGCTCAGTAGGCCGACACGCCGAGCTTCGCGATCGTCTCTCGGATGAACGCGGGCTCGTCCTCGGGCTTGCGGGAGGTGATCAGATTCCCGTCCACGACGACTTCCTGGTCCACGAACTTGCCGCCGGCCGCTTCGACCTCGCCTTGGATAGAAGCGGTCGCGGTGAGCGTCTTGCCCTTCAACAAGCCAGCCTTCGCGAGCACCTGCGGACCGTGACAAATTGCGGCGATCGGAATGCCCGCTTTGTCGGCTTCGCCGATGAACGCGATGACGGCAGGGTCTTCGCGCAGTTTAGACGGCGAGCTTCCGCCGGGAATGACGACCGCTTCGTAATCTCCGGCTTTGGCTTCCCCTGCCGCCAAGTGGGACGTGTACGTCACCGTCCCCTTCTTTCCTTTCAGCTCCTTGCCCTTTTCCCTGCTGATGATGTCGATATCGTTGCCGTTTTCGACCAGCGCGTCGTATGGATTTTTCATTTCCGAATCCTCGTAGCCTTCCTCCAGCAAAAACGCGACCTTCCGGAGACCTTGCTTAACGGTTGCCATATCGAATCACCTCTTGTTCATTTTGTATGTACGGAAGCAGAACGCGGCTTGCGTTGCCGCGTTCTGCTCCATGACTTCTATAAGAATGGTCATCCTCGACAACAACAATTCGTTCGTTCGCTTCGCGCGGGTGCCGGGAACACTTCAGACGGTTGCCCCATTGGTAAGCCCTGCCTCATTCGAACCGAGGATTTGTTGCGGGCTGTGGCGGTGACCTGAGCAAGCGTCAACTCGAACCCTTGGCCGTGATGCTGCGGAGCGTCAATTCAACTCCGCGATTCCGCGCTGTCCTTCCTGGTTCAACGGAATCACATCCTGTCCTTAGGCGATAGCAAGTTTGCCATGTCATTCGATCCGGAATCGCTGCCTGACAGCCTCAGCGTTCGCTCGCGAACCTGCCGTGATCGTCACGAACCTGGTTCCCGATATTCGGCTGCAGCCCGGCCCTCTGATCCCACGATGCCCTTGATTCGGCATTTGCGCGTCCCAACTCTTCGTAGTCGTGTTCACGATCCGGAGATCTTGCCCTCGCTTCTCCGCCGTGCATGTTGGCTTCGCGCCTCGTGCTGACGTCTGGATCTGCTCGTGCCATTTGAATCACTCCTTCAAGGGTGGAATGGCCTTGCTCTTATTATTACCCGCTGGTACAGGCACGAACCGGGTTTAACCGCTTTCAATCATTAAACAATTTTAATGCGCCGATAACAAAAGCTCCGTCCGTATTCTTTTTACCATTAAATACTCAAGTAGCCCGTTCGGGTCTAACTAACATTCGGAGAAACGGGTAATCTTAATCTAAAGATGCGTATAAGGAGGAAATCGAACGATGAAAAGATGGTTCATGCCCGGCTTAATTACCGCTTGCTGCTTGATCGCCATTTTGATGGTGTTTTTCTCCCTGAGAGAAAAAGAGCCGTCTGCCGGTACGCACGAGGCCGCGCCTTCCGCGTCGGCCGGCGAAGCGCCGGCCACGGTCGACGCCGAGGCGGCTACGGCCATCTACAAGAGCAATTGCCTGGCCTGCCACGGCGATCAACTGCAGGGCGGCATGGGCCCCAACCTAACGAAGGTCGGCTCGGCGATGTCCGAAGCGGACATCCACAAGCAAATCTTGAATGGCGGCGGCGGCATGCCGGCCTTCAAGGGAACGCTCACGGACGATCAGATCGCCACGCTAACCGCTTGGCTGGCAGCGAAAAAATAAGCGAAACGCGCCGTGACCCCGAGGGGTCACTTTTTTTGCCTATAAAACAGCCTTTCACACGAACATGGTTTCCATGAGCAAAAGAAAAAACAAAAAAGACGCGGCTCCGAATTCGGAAACCGCGCCGTAGTTGGCGTCTTATGGTGCTGATGAAGGGATTCGAACCCCCGACCTACGCATTACGAATGCATGGAATAACTATTCCGCTGTATTCCCATTCGATCCGGATGCTGTTAGATAGCGACTTATATCCACTTATCTATTCCCCTAATTACCCACTGAATCCACATGACCTTAGAAGATTTCTTAGAAACTCTTGTCATTCCTTAGCCCCTTAAGATACCTCGGGAATATAAATAAAGACCTGGCGATTTCTCGTCAGGTCTGTTTAAAGCTGCAATGGGTACTTTGCAAAACGTTCTTTGTATCCAGGCCATGGGATGTGTACCTGCTCAATTAAGGAAGAATAATCTTCGACCCGCTCGACCATGTACGACCTAAGTGTCGCCCGCTCGATCTCGTAGGTCCCGCGACGGCCAGCGATGCTGTATGTAAATCGGAGCGTTAATCCTTCCCGCTCCGGGTCATTCTTGATCCAGATCCTTCTTGATTTTAGCAGTTCTGATGATCGCTCAAATTCGCCCTGCAAGAAGCTTCCTACGATCTTAATAATCGCTGCGCGAACGCCGCTTGTCTCCTCGAGCTGCTGGCGTGCAAGCTCCGCAAGGGTCATGATCTCGACGTGCTTCTGAATCACCTTTAGGTCGTCGCTCTCATTCATCGATATTCACGCTCCCGAGCTGGCCGCCAATCGAGAATACCGTCAAGCTGCAATGTGCGCGGTGCATGCTTTCCACGATCAAAAACCATGGCCCTTCCCTGCTGAACTGCCTGGATCGTGACTTCCCGCTTCGTGATCGCGCCGCGCCGGTCCTGATAAATCATCACGACATCACGGCCGATATGCTTATTTATGTCCATCTCCAGGGCGCTCCTTTACGAGATGTATGGTTCTCGGACCGTTCGGTTTTTTTCCAACCAATCCGCATTTAATAAGGCGATCCAAATGTCCATGAGTCGTCCCGACGGATATACCCGAAGCCTCGGCGATTTCCCGGACTGATGGCGGATATCCTAGCTTATCTGTGAGGGTTGCGATGGCCGACATTACTTTATCTTTGGTTTTCATGTTGCACGCCTCCAATCGAACGTTTGTTCTTATATTAATACGAACATGCGTTCTTTGTCGAGCATAAAAAATACCCCGGCGATTATTCGCTGGGGCCTTCGGTGCTATTGTTTTTTGCTGATTAATTCAGTAACGTCATCCCGAAATGCTTCGCTGTATTGTTGGAAAAGAGCTGTATCGAATCCTTCGTCTGTTGTATTGGCCTTTGGAGGATTTTGCTTTAAGTGTTCATATAACTTATCAATCTCCCCCGAAAGCTTGGTCCAGACCGATTTAATGTCTGCGTATTCTTCTCCCAAGCCGTTAATATACTCGTCGTATTCTTTCTTCTGTTCCATTGACTTGGCCAGACGTTCCATTGTGAAATCAATATCAAGAGTTTCCCCCGTGCTGCCTGTTCCCCTACGAATGAAGTTGGAAACATCAATAAATCCGGAATTCCAAATATCACTCGTTACAAAGTTGCGGATATCGCCCAACTTGTCCTCCGGCGATCCCTCTTCGACAACGTTTGCGTTAGAAGCTAGCGATTTCAACATTGCCTCCGCCGCTTTTTCTTCGTCGCTCTTTCCTTTACCGCAACCAGCTACCAGCAAAGCAAAGACGAAGGTTAATAGAATTAAGACTTTCCCTTTTGCCATCTTGTAATAAACCCCTTTTCCTTTTTTTAAATCTTATTATAGATTTCCAGCTTTTTCAATTTGTTTCGACAAACAAAAAAGCCCAAGAGCCGAAGCTCCCGGGCTGATTCTTTCCTTACTTTACAGGTACGGTCACATTGACCGTCTTCGTCTTTGGGTCCCAGCCGTCCACCTGTCCGCCAAGTGCGGTCGTGACGGCACGAACGGGCAGATAGGTTATCCCCTTCTTCGGATCGTACAGCGCGCCGGTGGCGACCCTCTTGCCATTTACGATGGCGATTGCATCTTCCATCTCTTCTTCCCCTCCGATAATAGCTAATTTGATAAACAACGCATTCATTTGTGCGACGGTCGGCCGACGGCCAAGCCTGTACTGCTGGATCGTTATTCCGAACGTGAATTGAAAATGGGGAAGGTCTTGGAAGCTGCGCCAATCGCCTCCCCACTCGAAGCCGATCAGCTTGGCCTCTTCGACGACCTCGGACCAATCCGGCAAACTGTCTTTGTCGTCGTCGCGCAGCGTGTTCCAGCTCACCTGTCGTCCATCTGCAAGAAGTAGAGCGAAGTCGATCGCAACGCCGAAGTTATGGAAGCTGTAACCGCCTTGCGCATTCGTGACGATCTGACCCGGTTTACTGCGCCCCTGATCGTATAGTTCGTTCTGTTCTGAATAGGAACGAAAGCCATGGGTGATCAGGATCTGAACGCCACGCTGATAGCAACGTTCAATCAACTTTTCTGCTGCCGCCCGTACGACGGGGAGCAGCTGCGCGAGCTTGGTGGCAGACTTAGCTTTTACTTGTTCCAGTGCCAGCACCTGCATCCTCTCCCTTCTCGTTGAGCTGCTCGAGCCTTTTCGTAATAACGCCGGGCAACGTCACGCCCAGGATGCCGAAGTTCTCGATCAGGCTTAGACCTTCACGGCCGGCATAGTAGTAGATCGCGGCAGTCCGGAAGATGGGCGCGGCTGGTTGAAACCAGGCGTCCAATTGTCCTGCAAGAGCGATCACGGCGAGCACGACGAACTTTCGAATGCCTCCCCAGTAAAGCGTATCGGAGTTGAGTTTATGGTTCTTGATCGCTCCCGCAACGCCGCTGATGTAGTCAAGCACGATCAACGTCAACAGGACTTCAAGCGCCTTATCCCAACCTCCGAGAACCGCTGAAACGGCGATTCCGATAGCTGCCACCCATCCGCCGGCGATCGCTTCCTTGCCGCCAGCAGCGGACGCATACCAGACATTCCAAGCCAATAACTTGATCTGTTCCATCTTGACCCCTCCCGAAAATAAAGGCCCCGCCTTTGGCGGAGCCCGTTTTATTTAATCGCCTTGTTTTGGCGTTGTTTTCCAAATTCCCAGGCGCTTAGGAATTTGGATCTCATAAATGCGTGATTCATTCCGACTTTACTCTACAGTTGGTGAAGCTCCAGCCGTAACGCCAAGGTTCCATACAGGCCTATTTTCCATATCCGGATTCAGTGCGAATACCTCGTCGTATTGCGTTTCCGTGATCTTTTCGGCGTCCAGCGCTTGCTGGATGTCCTCAATGTAGTACGTCGCAGCTGCGTGTTCCTTGACTCCCTGCTTCTGAGAATCCGGCACGCTGTTGAGCGTCCGTGTCAAATCGAGAAAAACCGCTTTTGCATATTGCCGGGTGATTGCCGTAATCGTTGCCATGTCCTTTTCCCCCTATTCGGATTTAAGCAGGATTAACTTCCTCGTACAGGTCTAGCAGGAGCGAAGTCGTGTCGGCGCTGTCGGTGCGCAGCTGTGTGACGTCCGCCTGCAAGGCGGCGACCTTGGATTCGACCGAAGGCTCGGGTTTTTCCGGCTGCGGCATCGGCTCCAGGTCGGGCACGTCTACAAAGGTTTCTTCGCCGGTCTGTGCGTCGTAAACTAGGTGCTTCACTCAGAATACACCTCCACGGTTGTACCATTGGCGATATATAAGTTCGTGTTGTAAAAAGCGAGGTCCAATGACGGGAACGGCCAGCTGGTCGCTGTCGATTGCTGGGAGCTTCTGACCTCTACCGCCGACGCTTGTGCAGCGTCTCCATAAAAGACCGCATAGCTGCCATCGATCGTCTTGCGCCTGTGACTGCCGTCGAAGATCGCGGTCAGGAAGCAGCCAAGTGCGCCAGCCCGCCCGATGCTGAATAATGCCGCCGACGTCGGATTAGGGAAAAGGTCGCCCGACTTCGTCCAGGTCGACGGAATAATCGAGACGCCCTGCGCCTTGTCGTCCAGGCTGGAATACACCATAGCCCGAATTCGGCATTTCGTGATCGTCCCCAGCCCTGTGATCGTCGCCGTCTTGATCGTCGCGACCTGAAAAACCAGCTTCGTGACGTTGGCCGTGCTGGTGATCGCGACGGCCGAACCGCCCGACGTCGTCGATATTTGAAATGTGTTGGCCGTGGCGTTAATGACAAAGTAGTGCGCCTGCGTGATCCCTGTCGGGTACGCCGCCCCAAGGCTGAAGATCGAAAAGTCCTTCGACGGGAAGATGACCTGGCCGTTCGCGAATCCGTGCCCTTGCGCTGTGAACGTCCCCGTCGCCGTGTCGACCGATTGCATGACGGCCTGCGGGTTGCCGGTGTATGTGTAGCTGGCGAGCTGCGTTGAACCGCCCCCACCGCCTCCGCTTGGTGCTGCGATCCAGCCCGCATCGAAGTCCGCTCCGCTTATCTTTGCGAGGACCTGACCAGTCGTGCCTCCAGCAGGTACGCCGACGCCGGCCGCGCCCGTCGCCCCCGTAGCGCCTGGGTCGCCTTTATCGCCCTTGTCTCCCTTCAGCCCCTGCGGACCTTGCAGCCCCGTGTCGCCCTTGGGTCCTGGGTCGCCTTGCAGCCCCTGCGGACCCTGCAGGCCCGGGTCCCCTTTATCGCCTTTAGCGCCTGGGGCTCCCTGCGGCCCCGTACCACCCTGTAAGCCTTGGGGGCCTGTATCGCCCTTGGCCCCAGGCGCGCCGTCAGCGCCGGCCGGTCCTTGCGGCCCGGGGTCGCCCTTCGGACCTTTCAGCGAGGCAATCCACTGGCTTTCTGTGCCGAGGAACCCGTCCGCGACAGCGAGTTCATACGCGGATTTTCCGTTCGCGCTACCCCCTGTACCGTCCCCAGGGTCTCCCTTGTCGCCCTTGGGTCCCTTAAGAGACGCCAGCCATTCGGTTATCGTGCCCGTGAAGCCTTCAGCGACGGCGAGTTCGTAGGCGTCTGCGCCCGGGTCGCCCTTCTCGCCGCGCGGACCAGGGGTGCCCGATCCGTTGCCCCCAGGGAAGACCTCGATCGGCGTTGGCTCCGGTCCCGGTGTTATGATGATATTAATGTCCGTCATGGCGTTTCGCTCCCCTCGACAGGGATCAGCATGGTCAGGGAATACGCCGTCTCGCCGTTTACCGTGCGCTTGATATCCGTCCGCAGCAGGCCGGGCTGCCATCCGCGCGTGTCGCGTACAACGAATCGAAACGTATTAGGGTCGCCCGTCGCTTCGATCTCGACGTCCGACATTTTGGTCCCCGACGCCGTGTTAACCTGGGACGTGAACTCCTCCAGCTGTGCGCCTGGACAAGTCGCGGTATACGAGAACGTCTGACCGCGCTTAATTCCCGGCAGGGTGATCGTCTCAAGTGGCATGGTCTGCCCTCCTTACGCTGGGGCGTTTGCTTCGTAGAGTTCCAGAAGGAGCAGCGTCATGTCGGCGCTGTCGCCTTTAACCTGGTTAAGTTCCGCCCGCAGCTGCGCGTTCTCGGCCTTCAGCCCGTCGACCTCGGCGGACAGCGGCGGGCGGTACTCGGGCGGCTGTCCGGGCTCCTGCGGATCGGGGTACGAAAAAAGCAGCGACGGCTGCTCGCTGCTTACATCGACCCTATAGCCGTTCGTTAACATAAAGTCCTGCGCGTGTTGCCCGTACTCCAGCTGGAGGACTCCGACCGTATTCGGTACGCGATCTTTCAGCGCTTGGAAAGACTCAAAGTCCTGGTCGCGGGTCGTTTCGATAACGCCGCCCTCTCGTTCGCCCGTGTCGACGATGACATTTCCGGTTGCTTTGTCATAGTAAATTTTCCGCCCTATTTGCATATTCGCCAACTCCTTCCTTTTATTCCCATGCGTACCAGCTCCAGCCCGTCGTCGACGGCGAGTTTATAGAAAACCCGCCGAGATAAACGTTAAAGTTCACCGAGTATTGACTGTCCAAGACTACAGGGTACGTACCGTAGCCTAAGTTATTAAAGCGAGGATCGCCGTCAGGCGGTTCAAAATAGATGTAGCGTCCGAAGTTAGTGCTACCATCATGCGGGTCTTCCATCAAAATTATACGAGGCTTGAACGTGAGACCATTCACGGCCCGGAAGCCTCCGGTCTTTGGGAGAACGCCCTTGGCGTATTGCTTTGCAGTGCCCGCTAAACCGAAAACTGTCCCGCGAATATTGCCGGCGATAAAATTAGGGTCATTTAAGACGACTTCCGGGAACTGCCCACCTGTCCCTGGACTCCCTTCTGTGTATAGGCCCCTGAAAAGCCGCACGTATATATGCGTCGGGTCGCCTACATAATTTGCGACGTTGCCATAACTCGGCTGGATTGTCACGCTCAACGCCACGACGCTGTCCCAGAAACCGCCGTTCGCCTGGACGATCGCGTCCATCGTCGCCTTGTCCGGTTCCTTCCCGGGCCCGAAGGAGTCGGTCAGGTCGATCAGCATAAACCCGTCATAATGCGCGCTGACGTCGCGGCCGTCTCCCCATACGCCTACTTGCGGCGTAAGAGTCGCGCCCATAGCGGACGTCGTCGTTACGATACGACTAGCGAACTGCCATTGATTTTTGACTGCTTGATTGCCGGTTATCCAGTAGGGGTTCCCTGGCCCGTCGATGAGACATGCAAAAAGGTCGTAGGCGCCGGTTTGAAAGTACGCCCAGCCGCAAAAGTAATACTGTCGGCCTGATACTATAGGAATTGCGTTCCCTTGGTAGGTGCCATTTGCCAGCCCTTGCCAAATCGCGCCGCTGCCTCCGTATAAATTCCACCCAGTATCTAAATTCATGTTCGCGGTCGATCCCTTGGCGGTCCACCCCGCAAGCCCATTCGAGAACGCGCCGTTATAAATCAGGTTCGGTACCTTCGGGATGAGGGTTCCCGTCGCGTTGTAGTTCGTCCCCGCGCTGAACTTCTTCGGGTACAGGACCTGCCCCGGGACCGCGTCACCAGGAAAATAAAATTGCGCCACCGATTACACCCCCACAATAGACGCGGATATTTTGACGGCGTTTGCGACCGAAGACGAAGCGTTAACTAATATCGTAGAATTCGGCGCCGCAGCGATGAAGACGGGCAAAAGCGTATAGCTTTGTACTGCTGCTCCTTGTGGGGCGGCTACGACGAGCGTCTGCGCGCCCGTTGCATCCGTATACTGGACGGTCACGTTAATGTTGGTTACAGCTGTGACCCGCATATAAATCAGAATCTGATAGTTACCCAGCGACACCGACGCCGAGGCTATGGTCATACCCGTCGAACTTGATATAGGAATCTCTGTGACGGACGTCAGCTTCCCCGCCTTTGTGCCTATCGTCTGAATAAAGTTGTCGGCCGTGAACCCGCCGACCATTTTCGCATTCAGGTTTTCGACCAGCGTCGGGGAAGCTATAACAAGAGGCGCGGTTCCTGGTGGGACGTTCGAAACGAAACGAGACGCGGTCACGGTGCCGGCAAAGGTACCGCTCGCTATATCCGCAAAAGTAATAGCCGTCGTACCAAGCGTCACAGATGTTGTGTTGCTCATGACGAATGTCTTTCCGCCGCCGGCCGCACCATCGCGTACAAATACGCTGATACCGGCCGCGACCTTCGCCGTCGTATCGGCGTCCGCCGCGCGCGCCCAGGCTCCGGAGGCAGCAACGTAAATGCCGTTCTGACTACCCGTGGTCTGGTTCTTCACGAGCACCCGGTCACCTGCGGCCAGCACGACGCCGTCGACCGTCTGGAGGCCGGACAGCGTGATGTTCGCCGTCGTCGCGACGCGAACGTCGCCGTCGACCGCCTGCAGCGCCATGGCGGCGTCAATTTTATCCCAGTTATCGTTCAGCATCGTTTGGATGTTAAACGTGTCCGTTGTCGGATCGACTCCCACCACTTTCTTAAGCAGATTCAAAACCGCTGTAAATGCTGGCATCGTATTCCTCCATTAATTTAAGAATGGGGCGAATTCCGAAAGCGGATGGCTTTCAAGCTGCGACAACGTCATCGCCTCTACCTCGCCGATAGTCAGATATCGATAAGCGATTGCAATCGCGAGGTGCGCAGGCCGGATCTCCTCCAAACTGGCTTGTACATCATCCATATTGCTCGGAAGGCCGATGATGTCCTGAAAGTTGACCGTGATTGTCCCTGAAGCAAACGAAAGGCTTACTGTCCCGCCAGTCCAGCTGCTCACGACCAATTTTAAAAGCGTTGCATCGATTTTCCCCGACCCGCGCATCTTGGACTTCACAAGAGCGCGTCGATCCGCTAGGGTCTTGCTTACATCGGTTTGAATGCCCAATTCCGCTTCGTAATACGCCAGCCCCCATGTCGCCGTATCTACAGCATATTGAAGCTGCAGATCGGCCAGCGCGGCGGTTCTCGCCGACAGCTGCGCCCCATCCGCTTCAAAGATCGACTGATATACTCCGGACCTCCGCATGAACGGCGGAAGTCTCGCCAACAACTCCGAGGCTAATTCAGACATTGACCGTCACCGTCCCGAGAACCGCCACCTGATTGCTACTAATTGCAATGTTGGCTGTCCCGCCATTGACAGTGAGTCCCGAGTAATCCGCCACACCTTCACTGGTGAGGATGGCCGCGCCGATACGAGCAACACTGACGATATTCTCGACGAAGGCGATATTCTTCAGCAAAGCTGTCAGGGATGAGGTGATTGCGGTCTTCGCCTGCGTCACACTGTACCCGGGCGTCAGGTGTATGGTGGCCGTCACATTGATCGCCAGCCCAGCAGCACTGACTACCGTTGCAAACGCGCCAATGGGTGCCTGACCGTCTCCAAGGCCAGAAATGCCTGGGTCGATATAGTTCTGCACTTCATCGACGACTCCAGCACTCGCTGGCGTCTTATCGCTGTCGATCAGGACGATTTTCACCGTGTTCGGTCCGTTCCAAAGGGGAATGACCCGCGCATCTCCAACACCGGCGATCTCTTTCGCCCAATTGAGATAATGCGCTTTGTTCCCGCTGGTTGCCGGCGTTCGAATGCGTTCATAGTAGCGAACAATCAGATCCGCGTCGGACTCTTGATCAAAGCCGTCCTCCGTAGGACTCGCATTCGTTACCGCGCTAAATCCGGCCAAGGTAACGGGAAATAGGGTAATCGCCCCGGCGGGTACGACGCCCGCGCTGCCCGCGATCACAGCTTCGACTTGTACATTTCCCGTGATGGTTATAGCCGCATTTTCGCTCGCCTTAAACTGAACACCTCCAGCCGTTTCGAAGAGATCGCCGGCTACAATCGTCCCGGTGCCCGTCAAGGTAACGACGCCGGTCGCTCGAGTGGCTGCTTTTCGCTCCATCCCTGTTCGTTCTCGAACTCGCTCGGTGAGCTCGTCGCTGGTCAGATTGTCGATAACCAGTTTGGTCTGTGCGCTAGCGATCTGCTCGTCGGTGTCCGCCAGCCTCTCGGCAACGGGGGCGAGCGCGTCATAAATAAAACTTCCGGGGCGCTTGTCCAAGCTGTCGCTGACCGTTAAAAGCATGGCAGACAAAATTTCTTCCTTAGCCATCAGACCGTCACCGCCTCTAAAATGGAGCCGTAAATACTTGTAACTCCGAAGGAAATCGTCAATCTCGCATTATGCTGCGAGAAGTTAAAGTCGCCGACCTGTGTGATCGCGTCATTCGTAAGCAGCGCTTCCTGAATCATCCGCTCGTATTCGGCTTGCGAAAAGGCCGGATGCAGATTTTGTCCGATGAGCAAATGATGTTCGCTGCCATAGCCGGTATCGGCGTAGATCAAGACGTTCTTCGTGGTCATCAATGCCTTCTGAATCCAGACCCGGAGATATTCAATTCCCGAGATCTCGACCGTCTTCCCGTCCACTTGCGCGAAGTCGCCGGACTCGAAGTCCCAGGCGAACGACTTATGAACGACACCCGATGACGTATCGGGAACCGTATCCATCTCCAGTTGCGCAACCTCTGGAAGAGACATCGTCGACAGCACCTCCGTTGTTAAAGATCAAATACAAACCACTCTTTCAGCTGATCGCCTGGCGCAATGACTACCTCGTCACCGACCATGAAAGACTTCTTCCAAAGAATCGTATCCTCGACCATGTTGCCGCCAGCATCCATCCAGCGATTGGGGATCATAACGCCCTCCCGATAAACCTTCGGCAGATGCATCTTGTCTTCGGTAATCAGGATACGATCGCCCCAGCGAATGACCAAAGGATCGGTCTCCACCACAACGCCGATACGTGGAACCGTGCTTACGGGATTCCGGTTGTCCTTATGCAGGTCGGCAAGTTTCCTGGCCAGCCTGTCAATCGCGTCCGTCATGCCGCCCCTCCTCTACTTGACCTGATCCGGAAGTACGAGCTCCAGCTCCATCGTATGCAGGTTATTGACTAGGCTGTGCTTAGCTGTCTGGATGATGAACCGGCCTTTCATGCCGGTCAACGGTTCTGATACGTCCAGCAGCCGGCCGGCCTTGAATGACGAGTCACCCATCAGTTTCATGCTGTTGGTCTCCTGGATGCGCGACAACCGCTGCAGCAGAATCCGACTGACCTCCCGCGCCTTGGCGGCATCCTCGACATCGATCTTGTAGACTTCTTCGAGAAGGCCATACTTCGCAATCAGTTTGTCATCTGCTGCCATGGCAGCGACTTCATAGGTTGTCTGCCCGCCGTCCTTCCCTTCGCGCTCGAGCAGAATCTTCACCCGATTCCTTAAAGCATCTATGGACCGGGTCCGGCCAGCTCCGAGAGGATTGGCCATGACATCCGTTTTAGGAAGATTGTCCGCCAGCCGAAACGTCCCTGTGATGACCAGGTTCTTCATCTCTTCGAAGTAAATCTTGCCTTGGCGCATCTCGACATTAAACCGTTTGTTCGCCCGAACCTCTTCTCGCTTATAAATGTCCTCGATGATCTCGGCCGGGCTCTTCTCCAGGAAGATGTCATCGATCAGCGTGTTCATCGGCGGAATATGTCCGATCAGCATGCCGAAGTCGGTTAAGATGCGTTCAATTGCCTTAGAGGCTGACACCTTATTGAACTGGTACACGGTCTTGGACTTGCCCAGGTACCAAGCATAGTCATAGACCGTGTACTTGATTGCCTGGCGGTCCGTTCGCCCCTCTGTGACCAAGACGCCTCTGTATATCTCCTGGCCATCCTCGATAAGGAAAACGACGTCTCCTAGGTCGCACGGGTTTTTCGGGAACAGGCCGGTGTCGCTCCAGACTAATTCGAACTCCATCACCGTCATCAGGGACAAATTGGAGTCCCAAGTTACATTTCCAACCAACGGAGTGATGTCATAAGCGAGCTTCCCGTCATTCTTCACCAGCTGCAGCTTGAACAAGCTATCTCACCGCCTCGAAAGCAAAATCAAAGGGAACTCCGTCATTCTCAGGCTGAACTGGATGTCTCCATCTTCCTTCATGCCATGTTCAAATTCGTCAATACTTACTGCCATGTTGACATTCTGCTGACCGTTCGAGTCGACGATCACAAGCCGAATCGGAATTCGCTTCTCGCGCCAACGCTCGATCGTCTGCACGTATTCCATGCCCCACTTGTCCCGGCTTTGCAAGAATGGGTAGTCATGTTCGCGAATGGGGAAGAAACTGCTGATCTCGATCGACCGCAGCCCCCGGATTCCGATTCGGTTCAGCGACTGCTGCAGGCCGTCAATCTGATCGTTCTTCCACGGCTTCGGAACCGTGAACTCCTTTGGAGGCACCGGAAGCTGAAGAACCTCTTGGTTGTTGTTGATGCTAAAGAAGACTTGGATCATCCTGCAGTCACCGCCTACATTGTGTCATAGAGATGCCGCTCGATCCGGGACAATAGGGAATCCGCGATGTCCGTCGCCGATCGGTTGCCTGTGAGCGTGGCCTTTGTATTTGAGTTTGTGGCCGAGGTGTTATCTCCAGTAGCCGAGCTGTTTTGATTCAGCGCATTCGTGTTTTCCTTGAGCGCATTTTTGAGCTCCTGATCGCTCTTGCTTTGCTTCTTGTCCCGCTCCTTCTGCGCCTTTGTCGTTTGGGTCATAATTTTATCGTCGCTGAACTTGGCGGAACTAAAGTTAACCTTCGGAAAAACGTTAAAGTCGCTGTCCCATTTCGGCTTCTCGGCTTTTACGGCCGCGCCGCCAAAATCGACTTTATTGATGCCGCCAAAAGTCATCTCGTCCATAACGCTTCCTAGCCCGACGCTCTTGGAAGCCTTGTTCGCTCCACGGATAAGGGTATTTATTCCGTCCAGCGATTTCTCGATCATGCTGTTAATTAGCCCGATAAATCCGTTTACGCCTGCTTCACCAGCACTCAGAATCCCGTTCCAGATGCTTTTGCCGGCGAACTCAATGCTGTCCCAAGCAAACTTATAGACCTTAAGCATGAAATTAGCGTATGCGAAGTACGCATTCACAGCCCATTCAGCCGCGCCCACGACGACGTTCCACGTCCGCATGCCGGCCAGCTTTACGGTCTCCCAGTTATTGACGACATACGTCCCTGCAGCAACTAACATACCAAGCAGCACAATGATCGTGCCGACTGGGTTTGCCCGCATTGCCGCATTCAGCAGGCGTTGCGCCCCCGCCATGATGCTGATCTCTCCGGAGGCCACCAGGGAGGCCGTGCCATAAACCGTCGTTCGAATAGCCGCGAAGGTGACGTTGCGACCGAGTACCACCGTCCAAAGTGAGGCGAAAAAGGTCGCTGACTTGTAAGCCGCAATCGCTGCGGCAACACCATAAACGATTGGACTGATCATCGGCCAGTTATCCCGAAAAAAACGAAACGTGCCGACCGCTGAATTGTAGACGCTCACTAGATTGTCGCCCCACCGCTTAAATGTCCCATCCTCGGCAAGGCGCGTCATGGCGTCGCCGGCCTCTTTGGCCTGCTTCTTGATCTCCTCGAACAAGCTGCCCTTCCGGATCTCGCCAGATGCGTTAACACCCATAATCTCAGCGATTCCCATCTTCCAGGTGCCCGTGACGGTCGACATCAGCCCCTTGAATGTTTGGGCCTGCTTCTCCATGCCGCCCTTGAAACGATCATCCATGAGGGCAAACAGCGCTTGGTTAAACCGCTGTTGGTCGACGATCTGACCTTTGTTATTGATTGTGGTCTGGCCACGGAACATCTGATCGGCTTTCTTCTGGATCATGGCCTTCGTGATGCCGAACTCTTTCATACGTTCCAGCTCGCCAGTCTGTGCGTCCGCAACGGCTTCGATGGCCTGCATCAGATCTTTGTTCATGACCGCTGCCATATCGCCGATCGATCGCATCGACGTCTGCGCGTTAATGCCGTACGCCTGCAGCCGAACCGTTCCCTCGACAACCTCATCCGTATCGAACGGCGTGATGTTCGCGAACTGGGTTGCCCACTGCATGATCTCGCCGGCTTTCTTGGTATCCTTCATGACGGTATTAAGCGTCATCCGGTATCCTTCCAGTTCGCTCGCTGCATGCGTACCAAAGCCGATCGTCGACGATGCCCCGGCCACGCCCAAGATCGCGGATACCGCCCCCACCGCTGACGACTTGATCGATTCCAGCCCGCTTCGAACGGATGTCCAGGTCTTGCTGCCAACTTCCCGCAAGTCCCGAAGGCTCTTCTTGTACTGCACCGTGCCTGCATTGATTTTTCGGAGAGTCGGCGTGACGCCATCTCTCAGCGTCATCGTTTTGGAGATGTCTTTAACGCCCATGTTCCTCACCTTCCAAGGGGAAAGAGGGCCGGCTTAGAACCGACCCTCTAATCGTTTGGCCTCCTCTTCGTAATGCAGCAGCATTGACACTTTCATGAATCGTTTTTCGGCCGGGCTTGCGTTCAAGAGTTCCGACAGCGCTCGGCCCTTCTGCAGATAATGATGCAGCATGTAAAAATCGCTGTCGGTCTTAATTAGTTTTTTAAGTCGTCATTGATCTTGTCTTCGATCTTGCTGACTCCGCTCCCGTAGCCGGCCAGCTGCAGGGCATGCCCGGCGATGGCTCCGATCTCGCCGGGCAGGAAGATCATTCCCACGATATCGATCGGCTCTTTGCATCCGAACGCCTTCTGCAGCTCCGCATCTTTCAGGTTCGGTTCGACCACACACTGATAGATAATATGAGGGTCGGCCAGATCGCTTTTCATATCGTCGCTCGCCATCTCCATCGCTTCCAGCGCAAGCGCCCGCGATGGTTCTTCGATGACGATCGAGGCGTTCAGCGAATCCACGCGAAGACGGATCGAACGTTTCTTCCGCTGCTTCAGCGTCTCTTTCCGCTCGAGCAGCTGTTCAATGGTTAATGGTTGGGTCATGATAGTTTATCCTCCTTAGATCTTGTCGACCATTTCATAATCACTGAAGGCAAACGGGATTTCCTCGCTGCCCAGCTTCTTCGTCTCGAACTGCAGCAGGAAGAATTCGCCGATCGTGACGTCGTGCAACGCGACCCGTTCGCCGCCATACGCATCCGGATCATTGACAGCGCCCATGATTTCGAAGCGCGGATAAATGCCTTTCCTGACGCTATCGGCCATGGCCCGCTGTACCCGCGAGTAAATTTTCTTGACCGTCATGCTGCCTTCGCCCGTCCAGCCCGTCGCCTTTTTGAACGTAGCGCCAGATCCCGCAAAGCTGACGTCCTCATAGTTGACGCTGACCTTTGCTTCGAATTTGTCCACTTCGGCCCACAGCTCGCCGCCCACCCAAACCCGGCCATACACGCCGTTGATAATTCGCTTTGCCTCTTCCACTCGGTTCGCCACCCTTTACACAGAAATATTGAAATCGAGATCCTCGATCGCATCCAGGAACTTCAGAGAACCGGAAATGAAGACCTTCGATCCGAACGAAGTCTCCTTCACTTTCTTGTCGTCCCAGTCACTCGTATCCGTGCCGATCGCTTCCCAGGCCAGACGCTGCGCTTCGAGGTTGACGCCCACCGTATTGCTGCCGGAAGGGTCGAGCACTTCGCCCTGCAAGCCTCGGATATAGGCATTGGCTGCCGTGATGAACAGCGCCTGGTTGTCATAGCTGTTGTTGACCTTGCCGACGTATTCGTCTTTGAACGTTCGCGTGATGTCATCTGCGACGAGGTCGTGACCTTCGATGATCTTGATTTTCTGGAAATCTGCGCTCTTTCCCGTCAGGGTCGTAAGCGAATTGACGCCGCGACCGATCTTGATTTTCCCGTCGTCGCTGATCAGAATCAGCTTGCCGTCATCGATATCGCCGTCCGGATCGTCGCTTTCGGTAATTGCGCTGACTTCCGAGAGCTCGTAGTACGTTGCGCTCCGTGTCAGCGGCATTCCTGCGAGTAGCCCGGCGATCCGCGCCGTATACTGGGACGCTGTGTAGGTCGTTGCGCCGACGACGATGCCCTCCGTCGCGAAGTTAATGATGCTTTCATGGTCGCTGACGCTGTTCGGAAGTACGGCCTTGAACGTCTTCTTATTCGTGCGCCACGTCTTGATCTGCGTAGCGACCGTCGCCGCGTCGGCGCTTTGAATGCCAGGGGCGGCAAGGTAATTCCACCGCTTGCCGGCAAGACGGGTCAGCGCGGCGTTGTAATCGGAGGCGTCGGCATCCAGGCGCTCGACAATCACCTTGGAAGGGATGCCGAGGAAGGCCAGTTTGATCAGCGCCAGGTTCGCCGCTGTCCAATCGTTCGCCTTCACGTCCGCGACCGACTTATATTCCACCGAATCGAACGTGCTGGTGTCGTCCTTCAAGATGAGCGCGACAACGCCGCGCCCGCTGCGCGTAATGGCCGATACAGCCAGCGAAGCAAAATTGATATTGATTTCGGGCAAGCCCATTGCATTCACCCTTTCTTAAATTACAATTTGTCCATGATGCGATCGAATTCCCGCTCGAGGATCTCATCCCATTGATCGGCAATCTCGTTTGCGGCTTTGTCGAATACATGATAGCCCCGTGCAAAACCGTGCTCGTTGCCTGCCTTGTCCACGATTCGGTGCCCGTACTCGATCAGGTGGCCGTGGGGCGAACGCGTGTAGACCCGCACTTTGTACCAGCCAGCACCTTCGTCGATCCACACCTTGCCGCGTTTAATCGACCTCAGATAGTTGCCCGTAACCTTATGGACGAGCTGTTTGGCCTTTCGTGAGATAATCGCCCGCGCCTTCGTGCCCGATCGCAGCATGATCTGCCGAGCCTCTTTCGGATAATGCTGCTGCAGCTTCGCGAGTTCCCTTGAAAAGACGTCGATCTCGCGATCGTCGATCTCGAAGTCAGGCATCGTACTCCAACACCTCCATGACTGGCGCTAGCTCATCGCCTGCCACTCCATCGTCGTAGAACGAGAAGTCGAAGTCATAATGAACCACGCGATCAACGATGTCCGTGACCGCGCTGTCGATGGTGATCGTTCGTCCCTCTACTGAGAGATTAAGACCAAACGCACTTTCAAGGTGGTCCTGCACGTTGTAGGCCTCTTCTTTATACCGATTGCGGTCGGAGGGGAAGAAGAGGATTCGGCAGGTCAGTTCTCGGTATACGTTGACTCGCATGTTCTCGGTGCGGTTCGTTTCGATCCGCACGAAAAAGGAAGGCCGGTTAAAGCCTTCCTCGACGTCGCTACTTAGGATCTCGATTCCCGGAAACAGTTCCTTAATGCGTTCGTTGATCGCCTTGTTGAGCTGCGCCCGCGTCAGCATCAGGGCGTCACCTTCTCCACGGATAGAATCAGCGTTTCGTGCCGGTCGAAAGGATCTTCCATATAGCGAATATCGTGGCGCACGCCGCCGATCATCAAGAACATGGCCGGCGTGAGGCCAGCGCGGTAACGGATCGTGACCGTGAGGTCGTTCGTGGTCTCCGTTATGCCGTCCGACTCCGAGGCACCGCCGCCCTTGTAGGCGATCTGTGCCGGCACGGTACACAACCGCTCAGGCGCGACCGTTTTCTCGCTCATGCTGTTTTCCGTTATCGCGTTATGCCATATCTCCACGACGCTGCGCATTTGGGACAGATTCGTCTGCACGTCGCTAACCGGCCCGCAGACGAGCTCCATCGTTCGATCCTTCGTTTCAAATGTGCGGATGACCTCATAATACGTACCGTTATGGCGAAGCCGGCTTTCCCCCTGGTACTCAGCGGCCCATACAACGAAAGTTGCCGTCGGCCGCAGTGCGTTCCCGATTGCCTGGTAATATTCAGATTGCCGAACAGCTCTTCGCTCGGCGAACGTCTCGCGAGGCGATTGTTCGACGATGGTGTCGGTGTCGCCTGTCGTAACGTACGAGAGGCCAATCAGCTCGACGACGTCGCTGAATCTCATGGCGCATCTGGCTCCTTGCTGGCTGCTAGCTGCGTGATGAGCATGTGAAAGACCGGCGAGAACTTGATTTCTCCGCTGTTCAGCTGCCAGAGATCCGTCACGCCGATCACGATGATGCCGACCGCCCGGTCATCTGCCATTAGCGATTGGGCGACCCCCGCTCCGCGCATATAACCTTTGACCGTCCGAATCTTTTGGATCAGGTTGCCATCAAAGGCAGAGCTCATCACGGGAATGTCGAGCCCAATCTTGCACTCGACGAGCAGCTGATCGTCAGTCATTGACCTCGCCGCCGCCCGCATTCGCCGCTTCGGCTCCTGGCGCCTCGGTTCCGTCCGGCTCCGCTTCCGGTTCTGGTTCAGGCTCCTGTGCCGGCTCAGTGCTGATCTCGGCAACGACCGAGAACGGGACGAGCAGAATGCGGACGCCTGCCCGCTCCTGCTCTTGCCTCAGCTTGGCCGACAGTTGCTGATGCTCTTCGACCGACAGCGGCATCGTCGCTTTCCAGAGGACGACGGTTTCCTCTGCTTCGTTCTTCATTTCAGCGCCCTCGATTGGCGCTGCCTTTGCTTTTCTAGCCATGCCCTTCATCCTCCCGGAAAAGGGGCCTCACGGCCCCTATGATTTAGCTTGCTGCGCCCTTCTTCACGATGACGACGCCGTTCGGGTCGATCAGCTTGCCGTCGGCGATCAGGATCGCCTTATCGACCCACTCGTTCGTATCGTGGTCGTAGTAACGGAACATCGTCATCTGCATGTTGCTGTTGAACCCGTAGTTCTTCAGGTTGCAGTAGATGGCGACGACATCGCCCGTAGCAGCATCCGGGAACGGCGCGATAACGTCGTCCTCGACTTCGATGACCTCCTTGCCGCCAAAGCGACCTTGCGGGCCTTCCGTAATGCCGTAGTTGGTGCGGCCGATCGGCTGGCCATTATCATCGACCATGCCGTTGATGTAGCCTTCGAATGTTCCGGAAGCCATGAGGAACGTTGCGCCTGCCTTATAGGCGAGCGGCATCTTCGCGAAGACCATTTTCGACCATTGCTCCCAGTCCGCGAACTGGGCAGGCGTCATCGTGACGATCTGAGCTGCAGGAACGCGGCTGTCGGTCGTGATGCCCTTCGCCTTGCCGACGCCGTCTCCCTTGATGACGGACAGGTCGATGGCCTTGACCATGGCTTCAACGATCAGATCGATGATCGTCGTCTCGAAGCCATCGAGCGAAACCGTGTCGGCCAGCAGCGAGACGGCGACCTTGCACTCCAGGCCGAAGTACGTGAACGACAGCTTCGTGTTGGCCTGGACCTTCTGCTTGTCCGAAGGCGTCGTCTCCCCGATCCAGGTCGCAATCGGCTTGAGCGAGAGAATCGGAATGTCTACGCCGCCCTTCACGTTGAGCTTGCGGACGCGGCTGAACACCTGGCCATAAACCGTGATCTTGCGGATCACTTCGTTCAGGATCGTCGTCGGGATGACGGCCGACACGTCCGTCGTCGTGGTCGTCGCATTCGCCCGCAGCTCCGGCTTGATCTCGCCCGTCTTGGCGAACGCCATGAACGCGCTGCGATATTCCCTCGTTGCGAAGTAATCCTCCGGTTCGGCCGAGCGTTGTTGCTGGCCTGGTTGGCCGCCGCTCATGCCATAAGAGCCCATGACCTGCGCAAGGCCCGGATGTTGCTGGCGCTGCTCAGGCGGTTGTGCTGCACCGAGAGGAGCAGCGCCCGGCGTCGGAACACCGCCCGGTTGCTGACTGCGTTGTTCTTCATCTTCGATGGCCGTGATCATGCCCGATAGCTCAGTGATCTCGCCGTTCAGCGTCTCCATCTCACCGTTAATGCTCCGCAGCTCCGCAACATCCGTTGCGGCTTGGGACCGTGCGACCAGTTCCGCCTTGCGCGCTTGCTTGGCTTGAAGCATTTTCTTGAGCTTTTCTTTCATGTTGAATCACCTTAACCCTTCGCTAAAATTTGTGTTTTGAGACGCAAAACTTCGAGCTCGTTTTTCGAGTTATCCAACTGAGACCGGGCATTTTCCAATGCCGCCTCGGCGTTATCCAACGCCGCCTGGTCGCGAGCATTTATGTCAGTTCCCGAATAGGCCGGGAAGTTGACAGCGCTGACTTCGATGACGCGAGAGATCCGGGTAATGCGACGGGTCGGCATCTTCGAGTCGAGATTCTCCCACTTCTGATCGCCGATGAAAAAAATAAAAGACATCCCGTCGATGTCTCCCCGATTCACTGCGCTATATAAAGACTTGGAATCCGAATTGTTCTCGATGTCGAGGTTCGCCTTAATGTAAAGGCCAACGTCGTCCGTCCGCAGCAACATGGTCGAGTTACCGTTATTACGTCGACTGCGTGCGAGTGGAATCTTCTGCAGATCGTGATTGGTCGAAAACAGCACGTCGTCGAAGTTACAGCCATCGAATGCGCCGCGCTCGATGACCTCATAAAACCAATCGCCGATGGTCGTCTGCTGATCGTATACGGCGGCGTGGCCTTCGATGTACGTACCATCCTCGACGGCGCGAATGTCCGCGATCCCGAAACTTCGCTTGACCGCGCCTGGCGGCAGCTTGAGTTTATCCGTCATCCGGATTGTCTCCTTTCGTGGTGGCTTTGGTTTTCCCGGCCATCTGATAGGCGTTGACCAGGCGCACGTCGGCGTAGTTAAGCGATTGCGTCCGCCGGTCGCCGTCCTCGAGCGGCGGATATCCGAGAAGCGCAAGCTTTTGGTTGTCCGTCAGCAGCCCTTGTTCCCCCGCCGTCTTCAGCAGGTTTAACTTGGCCGTCGTCGACAGGTACATCATGTCCTTCTGGTAGAACACAAGCTCATTGCCGACGTCGAGCTCGCGTTCGGTGAAGATGGCCACGCTAAACGCCTGGCCTAGCGCAAGAACGATCGGCTCGAGCGTCCGCTCATAGAACGCTTGGTACTGCTCGTCCGTATAGTCGCCGTTGATGATCGGCAACGATACGCCGTACCAACGCAGAATCTTGGAATCCAGAAAGTTCAGCGTTTCCTTGTCGACCATTTTTGGATCCAAACTCAGCGGCACGTATTCGCCCTTCAGGTCGGTCGCGATGATACCCGACTTCCCCTCGTCGATCGACTTCTCGAACCTGGTGCGCTCCGCCTTCTGCGCATCCGTGTCCATCATGGTGTTGATCTTGAGCAGGCCGCGAATGGACATGCTCGTTTTGACGCCCATCTCCAACCCTTGCAGTACCGCGTCATTGATCTGCAGAACCTTAAGCAGCGCCTTATGATCCGGCTGGCCATTCGCGCCGCCGCCCATCAGGTCGTTCAAGCTGAATTTTCGACGAATATGAATCACGTCCGCATAACGAAGCGTGAAGTTCGTCCCCGACCCGAAGAAGAATTGAATCAGCAGCTCACCTGCTTCGCTCTGCAGAAAATCGACCCGCGTCGGGTTGAGCGGATAGAACGCACGGTAATACCGCTTGGTCATCCCATCGCCGACCTGGTAGACGTCGTAAATCGGATAGATAAATGCATTCTCGTTCAGGTAGAGCAACCAGATGATCTTCTCGAGGAAATCCTTGGTCGTCATCAGCTCATTCGGCGCGAATTTGAACAGACGATTGAGCGGCCCGTTCGGCTGCGACTGCATGCCGTTGCTGTCCGTCCGAATATGCTTGGGCTGAAGCTTGCTGATCTCGGTCGCGATCGCGTGAATGCAGTTCTGCACAACGTCCGAAGCATAGATGTCCTGGCCGAACTGGCTAAAGATCGGAATATAGCCGTTCAACATCTTGGCGAGCGTCGAACCCTTCGGCCGGCCGGCGAATCCCTTGATCGCACTGAGTAAACCCATGTCATCACCTCGCTTTACGCGACGAGCTGCAGAAACTCCGTCCGGTTGTCGATGTAGACCCGATAGACGAAGATGAGCGTCAGCGTTCCGTCGATTTTCTTATCTTCCTTGCCTTGGATCTTGACGGGGCGGATCTCCATCTTCCCATTCATCTCTACGGCTGTGTTTTCAAGGCACATGCGATCGATTGGGTGCTGATTGTAGTTGATCAGCTTGCTTTGCAGATCCGTCCGTACAAGCTTCATCGGCTCGGACAAACTGCCCCAGTCCTGACTGATTCGGACCATGTCGAAGCCGTGCTCTTCCATCTCCTTGACCCAGTAGACCGCCGACCATTTGTCATAGCCGATCTTGAAGAAGCGAATGCCATAATCCTTGTACAGCTTCACGAACCAAGCCGTGACATGCCGGAAGTCGTTCTCGTTGCCTTCCGAGACCGTGACCAGGTCGTTCGCAACCCATTCCTCGTATTTCGTCCGCTCTTCCTTCGACAGCGTCGGGATTTTCGCGGCCGGTATGAAATAACGCTGATAGGTGTACTTCTTGCCGCCCCGCATGAACATGGCCCGCGCCGATGCAAGGTCTCCCGTTCTGGCCAAGTCGACGCCGCCGATCGCGAACGCGCCGCGAAACTCTTCGAGGTCGAAGACGTCTTCGCTTCGCATATCCTCCTCGGTTAGCCACGCCGCTGCGTTGTTCTGCTTGACGTTGAAGTCTTTGGCCAGTACGAACGCCCGCATCTCTTGATTACTCCGCGCCTCTTCGATCATGCGGCGCAGGAAGCTCCGCTTTTTGATCGTCCCGAGTCCCGGGTTACTCTTCGTCCAGGAGTTCTCGTCCTGCCAAACTTCCTTTTCGCTGTCCTGCGTGTACAGCCAAATGAGCCAACGCGGTCGCTCGAGTTCCCCGTTCAGCACCTGCCGGGCTTCGACCATGCGGCTGTCGAGATATCCATCGTTCGTGAAGCCCTCCGTCGTGAGTTCAAAATAAAGAGGCTCGTCCTGGGTGGACAGAGCCTGACGGATCGGCATGACCGACGTATTGTCTTTCATCTCGTGCGCTTCGTCGACAGATCCGACGCCGATGTTCCGGCCTTCCTTCGCCCCAGTCTTAGCCGAGATCTTCCGGATGCTCCCTTTGTTGCGGAAGCTGAACTTTCCGGTGTGCGTCGGGCGCTTACGGTTGCCGAAGTAGATGCCCTTGATGTTGACCCGCGTGACGCGTTCGAGGGACGGTGACTCTTCGCGCATGGCGTTGATCGCCTGGAACATCAGGTCTGCCTGCTCATAGTCGTTGCTCGAGCACAGCAGCTTGACGCCTTCCGGCCCGCAAAAGAATTCGGCCAGGTTGATCGCGCCGATCAGCGGCGTCTTGCCGTTCTTCCTGCCAACGACGTACAGCACATCCTGGTAGAGGCGAACCCAGCGCCCGACCTCTTCGTCATAGATCTTGAACGAGTAGATCGTTTCGATGAAGGCTTTCTGGAAGAGCATCAGCTGGAACGGCTTGCCCGAGAACGGGGCCTCGTAGTGCTTGCACTTATTCTCGATGAACTTAATGCGTTTGTGCCCGTCTTCGGGTTCGAACCGGATCTCCGGATCTTCCAGGTTCGCAGTCAGGATGTCGAACATCTGCAGGAGTTCCTGGCCGACGACGATCTCGCCTGAGCGGCATTGCCTCATGTATTCAAGCAGGAACGATTCGGTCATTCGTACTCACTCATGTCGTCGAGGTCGTCGTTCGTATTCTTGCTAAGTACGCTGTTCAGCGTCTTGATGATGACCGCATAGCTGTTCGCGTTCTTAAGGTACTGGCGCGCCGCCTCGACCGGCTGCTGCAGTGTCGGCTTGGTCGGGTGGATTTTGACCATTCCCGTGATGTCGAGCGTACGGCGCAGCGCCATCTGCTCGGCGCGGAGGAAGGCCGCGTCATCGAGCAAGCCCTCGACGAGCTTCTTTTTGGACGGGTCCACATCTGCGAAGATCTCGTCCAGCTTCTCGCGTTCTCGGCGTAACACTTCGCTTTTTTCCAACGCTTTTTTCCTCCGATCCGATTTCGAATTTTGGGGCGTGTGTGCAAAAAGGGTCCCCAGTACGGTCATGCTCTGGTTAAAAAATGACGGCACCCGGGGGGGCGTCAGTCCAAGGCGCTCGGGTACTTAGCGAAGTGCGATCGCGTCAGCACTGTCTTGCAGTAACGGCAGTTCTTACCTCGCGACTCGCGACTGCAATTGAAGCAGTAATAGGCATCCCGTTGAGGCTTGGAAGCCCCCAACAATGCCCTCCACCATCTTCGCATGCTCTCTTTCTTGTGGACCTTGCGCCGGTATTCCTGGATCGTGGCGTCCAATACCCGGAGATACTTTTCATCTCTTACATCGTAGGTCGCCATCCGGTAATGATGTTCAATCAGCGCATTGCAGATGATCCTGTCCTTATGCATTCAACACACCTCCTATTCCCTGTACTGGTCGAACCATTTGTCGATATACCTCTGCCACTCATCCTTACGGTACCGCAGGTTCTCGTCGGCTTCGAGGCGGCGAAGGCATTCCTCTTGACTCGCCTTACAGTAAACCAGCTCGGCCCCGAGATCTTCCGCCAGCCGTTCGCGCTTGAACTTATCCGCATAGCCGCCAACAATCCAGGCGTTCGCCCATTTTCCCAGGCGCGTGCGAATTTGATCGAGCAGCAGGTTCTGCACAGCGATGACGTTGCTGAACAGACCGTCCGGCTTATCGTAGTAAGGTAGACCCGACACTGCCCCGTACAATCGATCGATGTCGACAATGAGATCGCCGCGCTTGGCGCGCTGCCTGAGCAGTGTCGACTTGCCGGATAGCGGAGGACCGTATACGAGGAAGACTTCTTTTATATGCTGATATCCGAAGCGCTTGTGCTCCATGTTATGACATTCCGCGCAGATCAACTCGACGCGATCCGGATTCAGACTGATCGAATGGTCATGCACATTCTCAGGCGTCAGCTCGATCTTGTGATGCCCGATCAGTTCGATCGACTTGGCCACCAGGCGTCCGCATGCTTGGCAGCGCGGGCCGCGTTCCAGGATCAGCCCCGTGCGAAAGTTCCGCCAGAGATCAGAAGCATAGAAGGTATTCAAGATTGCGTACTTGGCCATATCACCATTCCTTTGCTTCGAGGATTCGAAGCTCGGCCTTCATCTTGTCGATGCGAACGCGTTGCTCCTCTTCGCCTAGCATCCGTGCTTCGATCTTACAGAGAAGGTCGACGAGCTTGGCCTTCTTGTCCTGCACCCGAGTCAGCGCCTCTTCGATCGCTAAGATACGCTCGAGCTTGCTCGTCTTCTTGACGGTACGATCGACCTCTTCCGGCCCGAACCCCATAACAGGAATGAACTCGAGCATGCCGTCTTCGTCAAAGGCCGGTTTCTCGCCGAACTTCTTTCGAATGAACTCGTACTTGCTGACGACATCCGGGTCATCCCAGCCGTTCATGATGTCGGCCCGAAGCTTTAGCATCCGGCGTTCGCGCAGCTCCAAGAGGCGGATCTCGTTCTCGACCTGCTTGATCGGGTCGGTCTCGACGGCCATCAGCCTGATCTGCTCTTCCGGCTCCAAGGCATCCATCCAGATCGTCTCATACTGCCCATGCGTCAGGGCGTTCTTGTTTCGCTCAGGAGCGCCGCCGCCCTTGTTGCCGATGGCGTTCTTGTTGCCCTTCGGAGCTCCCCGACGTTTCGGCCCTGGATCGGGTCGTTCCTCCCAATTGTCGATATGCTTCCACTTGCGAACCAGGCTGGACTGAATCCCTAGCTCTTTGGCGATGGAGGACAGCTTTCGCGTCCGATTGCCTTCGCACCAGAGTTTGAACGCCTGTTCCCTCAGCGGGCTTTTCTCTCGGCTCATGGCATCTCACCGCACCCCCTACGAAGTATTTGAATGGCATCGAATCCGCCGTTCACGGAGGAATTGAGTTTGTTTTCACACTTTTTCCCACCATTTCCCAAGTGTTACTAATGGACGATGGTCATCCGCCCGTCAACGAACCTCATTTTCTCCTAACTTCTGGCTATTGAGTGTTACACAACCCTAATTCTGTTGCACTCATGGACAGACGAAAACTTGATGAAATCAAGCTTTTTCTCTTCCCCATTTCCCGAGTGTAACAACGGCCGGATTATGTATAACTCAGCTCCATAATTGCGGTGTCCATCTCGTCTTGCGTGAGGCCCAAATACAGCAACGTGGTCGTCATATCCTCATGTCCGAACATCTGCATTAGTAACGCTAGGTTGCGCGGATTGGCTTGGTATAGATGGTAGCCCCACGTCTTCCGCAAGGTGTGACAACCGATCTGTTTGACCCCGTGCATCCGTCCGACTTTGTTCAGCATGCGATAGGCCGTAACCCGACTGATCGGTTCCCCGACAGCCCCGGTCAACGTCTTTCGCTGCCGGCCGGCGAACAGGTAATCGTCATCGTCCATTCCCTGGATGTAACTTTGGAGGTCGGCTGCTATCGAGTGATGGATGATGAACTTCTTCTGCTTTCTCTTTTTCCTTCTGGCGTTCCGTGTCTTCTGCGCGACATAGTCGACATGCAGGTTGTCTCGAACCGTCCCAGCTTGAAGGTTAAGCAGATCCGATACCCGAAGGCCTGAATAGAAGCCAAGGCCTGCGAACAGATAATCCCGCGTGTTCGTCATCTTCAGGTAGGAAATGATCGCTTCGACCGTCGTTTTGTCCCGAATGGGCTGCATTTCGTTCATGCGTCGTTCACCGGCCCCGACTCCTCTCTGCATCAGGTACGCAAAAAGGACGCCCCGACGGGACGTCCTCTCGCGATTCGATATGGTGTTTTATGGGTAATTACTTACGATAACGATAATATCACGTTTTTACGATCTCGGTGTTGCACGATTGTATCATCGTCTTCTTCATATTGCTGTGTACCCTGCGGATATGAATGTACGAGTACCCCGTTTCAATCGCAATTTGCTGCAAGGACAAGCCCTCGATTTCTTGCATATAGGCAATTTTGTGATGCAAGCCAGTGAATTGGCTCAAACGTTCACGGATTTTTTTTACTAGCTCCCTTTTGAGTTCGAGCTCCGTCTCTAACGCTTCGATCCGTTCGCGAAGGTTGTCGTACCGGACCAATGCTTTATCTAGCGGCATTTCATGGCCAACGATTTCTTTTGCTCTGTTCCGCATCAGCTGGCGCTGGACGTCACCCAGTAGCCATTCGAGCAGCTCGATCTCTCCGAGCAAGTCTTTATACGATTCCACGATCATACACCGGCACCCCGCCTGTTTATGTTATAATATGGGTACAGGTGTTTGGTTCTGATCATCCCCCGGGCCGTTCCAGCGGCTTACCGGGGGATTTTTTATTCTTTACTAGATTGCTGACGCTGCTTCCGAACTTTTCGTCATAATTTCGCCATTATAGAACTTTCGCCGGCCCACGTCTTTCGGAAACAGGCCTGTTCGATCGTACAGCGGAATATAGCGATGCTTCTTATCTGTTGTGCCAGTCCCAGCAGCTGCCGCATAACGGAATGCCGCTGGCACCGCGTGCTCATGATGGATAATCGGGACGCCAAGCTCTTTGCTCCTGGACCGCGTCAATAGTATCGCGAACTCGTACGGCATCTTCGTCCATCGTTCGGAGGCCGGGATGTAATACGGCAGGCCCGATTCAATGACTTCCTCTTTCGTATACCATCCCTTTTCATTCGGCATTTCTACTTCCCCTTTCTTTGACGTATTTCTCCGACCATGATCCTTCATATGAGCTCCTCAGAGGAGCTACCACGGCTTCTCGCTCCATTCCTTCCAAGGTTCGAAGGTCTCGAACGTTGTAAGGAGACATAGCGCAGGCAGGATCGAATTCAATAACGTTGCGACCACTTCGATTCACGCGACGCCTTGCAGGAACGGCATCGTGCGCCCAGGCTGTACCGTCACGAACCTGGGACACGATGACTTTGTTTCCTTGCTTCAGTCCGATTTTTACTTCGCATACCGAACCCGGCTTTATGGACAGTTCATCTTGAAAGAAAAAGAAGAACATCTTGATCTCCCCTGAAGGGTTAGCTTATGCCCTTCGCCATTCTCTTTTGCCGCGATCGTTCTGCTTGTTCCTTTGCGGTCAGGCCGCGCCAATATACAACGCATTTGCCTCCCGGTCGCTTCTCAAGCCGGGCAGCATATTTCTTGAGCTTGTCCTCAAGAATGGCCTTCCCCATTGATTCCGAAAGTTCGAGGGAAGCGAACTCTCCGCTTTCAAGTGCCATGGCTAGACCTCCTTAGAGCTTCCCCTTCATTTTGTCGATCGTCTTCTTAACACCGTCGCGGTATTTTGCGGCCTCTTCCGGATTTTCCTTACCGACTTCTTCGATGACGCTGAGCAAGTCGTTAAAGTCTGAAATCAGGACATTGAAGCAGATCTCAAACCGGATCGCATACTTGTTGTCATTCTTGGCCAGCTGTTGCTGTTGCTCGATGACCTGGCGCTTCAGCTCTTCCATCTCGAGCTTCATGGCTTCCGGAATGACTTCCTTGACCTCGACCTTCGGCACGTCGATCGGCTTGGATTTAAGCTGAGCTTCTAGCTCTTTAACCTTGGCCTTTGCTTCGGCGAGTGCGTCCTTCGATTTTTGGAGATCCGCTTTCGCTTTTTCTGCAGACTTATCGTCCTTAGCTGCAAGCGCAAGCTCTAGATCCGCCTTCATCTTCTCGGCTAGTTCCTCATGCTGCTTCGACTTGGCGGCGAGTTGCTCGTTCGCCTGCTCCAGCTTCTCGCGGGCCTTGCGTTCGGCTGCTTCTTTTTCCTGCGCTTCCTTCGCCAGGCGCTGGGCTTCTTCTCGCTCTTTGATCGCCTTTTCCAGGTCCCGAGTCGAGATATTTTCGATGTCGACTTCGACCGCGAACTGCTCTCGATCTTCTTCCGGCAATGCCAGCAGCGCGACTGCCTGGGTGACGCCGATATTCCCAAGCGCCTGCGTTTTTCCGCCGTATTCCGTCGCCAGCTTCATGAGGTTCTGAGCCTTGGACTGAGAATAGTTGACTGAATCGGCCAGCCACTTTCCCCATTCGCCGTGCTTGAGCTGCCCTTTGGCTTCGATCAAGCGCTCGCCGACTTGTATCGCGCTATGGAGCACATAATTCCGGGTTTGCTCCGTAATGATGTTGATCTCGCTGGTGATGGTTTCGATCGTGCGAAGCTCTGCTACTTGCTGGGTCATGGAAATACCTCCGCCGTGTGCGCCGGCCGCTGATTATATGGCAATGCCCTGTTGGGCTTTAACCGTGATTCTTGTTTGTTTATTGAGTCGCGCATTCTCAAAGGCGGCGACGAAAAGCTTCACTTCATCTGTCGTTGCGCAATTACGGAAGCCCCGGGTTTGAATGATCTCACCTTTCTGGATCTCCATCGTGAAGAACGGCTTGTCCGGCTCCAACTTTCGGCGAATGACCAGGATGTCGGTCTTTCCGTTGGCATATCGGTCGATGTAATTGCCGACGCAGTGCTGGAGCTTCTTTCCCTCCTCCACGAGTTCATCGGAGCTCGCGGCGGCGCGGATGGTCAAAGGCCCAAGTTCAAAAGCATATCGTTCAAGCCGTTGTTTGCGATCGGCGATTTTCTGGTTCAGTAACTCAGATGCCTTCGCCTTAACTAGGCCGATCGTATTTTGATGCGCGGCATGGAGGTAGCCAGGAAAAAGAATACGTTCGTCCGAGAGATCCATGCCGAGGTTTTCGCAATCGGCGATGTAGTCTTTCCAATGAATCAGGACCTCTTCGAGTCGATGGAAATGTTCTTTGCGTGGTTGCTTGGTGAATTGCCTGAGTAGGTAGGCGTTCGCTCGTCGGATGTTCGTGTATTTCAAAGCTTTTTTTAAATCGCTGAATCGATGTTCGAACCGTTTCGCGATCTCGTTGAGTTCGTCAAGCGATAGCTTTGAATTGTCCTTCTTCGAGATCTGCATCAGGCGAATTGTGAGGGCGGATATGCCCGATCGGTCCTTAATGCTCGTCAGTTCCCTGAATTGCTGGCCATCAAGCTTAAGTACATCTCGAATATTTGTTGCTTTCCAATCGATCGCTCCGAAGGTTAATCCGCCATAGAGCTTCGCCGATACAAAATACTTCATCTTCATTTTTGTCAGCAGTTCAATGCAAGGATGCTTGCTATATAGTGCGAAATACTTTGTCCAATCGTATTCGTCGTACGCCTTCCATTCCGAATATTGGAATGGTGTCCCCTTGACTGCTTTTTCGATACTTTCTTTTGAGCATTCGCGAATCGCCCAAGATGCATACTGCGGAAACTCTGAACGGATGTCTTCGCCCTCGCGTTTGTACCAACTAGCCCAGTGCTTCTCGTACATGATGCTGCCATTCATTCGAAACAAGAACATGGCCGTTGTCTCGCACCTTGTCTCGACCGTTCGGAAGTCTCCTGTATAATCGCGGCAGACGTAGATTCCGCGAGCCACGATCGCCTGGGGATCAATGGCGGATTTCTCGTAATAAACGAGATAGCCGTTATTCTTCAGTTTCGATCGGGATACCCCCGTCGCTCTAACATGGCACTCCGAACGGCACTGCACGCATTTGGCAATCATTCCGTGTTTCAGCGCCCCGTCCGTCATATGATTGCTTTTGCAGTGCGTACAATGTGCGAATTGGATGCCCTTCACCTTCGGGTTGATGAACAAGTACCGACTATCGATCAAGACGACGTTGGTCGCATAGTCCCGTATCTCCTTACTTATCTCCGGGTCGAAGTGCTGCGAGAAGAGACGGAACTCCGCGCTCTCTTTTGCCATGACCTACACCCCCAGCACGTCATTTAGCGATAAACTGAGGCCCTTCTCTTCCCTGGCCGGCTTGTCCTCAATGCCGAAGTATTGCAGCACCGCCGCATATCCCTGCTCGGGCGTCAGCATGGCGAAATTGCCCTTCTTCTTCTTTTCCGCCACCTTGCGCATCGCCTCGAGGCTGCCGGTGATCGTCTTCCCGTTCGCGTTCAGTTTCTCGGCATCATCAGGATGCTTGGCCAGACGATCCAGCAGGTATTGGCCAATGACCTGAACGTACTCATTTTCTTTGTTGCCCGTCATCTCGGCCTTCAGCTTGGCCATCGCTTCGTATTTCATTCTTCTGCTTCCCCTTTCTTGATTTTGCTCATAGCCATTGATTCATGGATTCGATTCGATAGACCCCATTTGCGGACATAACCACAAAGCGTACTGTAAGCGACACCTTGCCGCTCGGCGATCTGCACCCGATTCATCCCTTCAACACGCATCCGCAGGTACATTGCCTTCGTGAGTTTGTTTTGCTGGGGCCTCCCGCGTAGCGATCCGAGCCCGGGCTTGTCCGGTTGGCTTTCGGACTTTGGTTTCGGTCGGTTTGCGTATGGTCCTTCGTGGATTCGGACCATCGATTTCGGTTTGTCGATTCGGACCGGATTTCCCAAATTCATGCCGGGAACGTAGTTCGCGACTTGTTCGGGCGTTAGCTGATAGACCTTGATGTCTGATATCATGGCGTTCCCTCCAACTTCAAGCGCTCGGATGCATTCGGCTCTCGCCATCCGACAAACCCGTTTGGCCGGTCGTGGATTGCTCCGAGCAGCTGGCGGTCGATGACAAGCATGATCACTTCGGACAGCGGACGTTCGGCAAGCTTGGCGATAATCTCGACACTCAGTCCGCTTTTCCACAATTCATCCACACGATGCACATCCCCGAGGTCCCATGTGAAATCTAGATCCTCGCATGCTGTGTAGATATTCCGACGTCGGTGTTTGCAATCGGAATGTATGAACATGGCAACCTCCTTCAAAGCGATATCCTGGCCAGCAAATTGGCAACGACCTTTGCATGCGGCGCCAGGTATCGACGCTTCACATCCTCGAACTCTTCATGCGAATCGTATGCGCAGCGCTCGTCCAGCATCGCCGTGAACTTGTAGCCGGTCGTCGAATACTTCAACATCACGCCTGCGCTTCGGATCACCCAAAAGAACTTGAGTAGCTCGAAGCCTAAGTGCTTGTCCGCCATCCCATGCGTCTGGCGGAACAGATCGTCCCACAACATGGAATCCAACAAGTCGGGGCGCGGATCTTCAAGCAGGAAGGTTAAGTCCTCCATGTCTCTCAGCTCCGATCCAAGTTTTGGGCCAATTCTCGCAGCTTCTTGCGTTCATCGTCGGATAGCTGCTTCGGCGGCGCTTCCGTCTTCACGACGTCAAGCTTGGGCTTCGATGGACCCGATCTGCCGGCAGACCATCCGCGATCGCCTGTTCTACGGCTACCGCTCGACGGCGCGCTGCCCGGCTCGGGTATCTGAAAAACGTCAGAAGCCTTGGTGAAACCCTGGGCGATCCAAGTATTAAGCGTCCGCTTGGCGTAGTTTACAGACTTTCCCTCACCGACCTTCAACGCTCTTTCGATCAAGTCGGGCGCGACGACGCCAATGTACGAGAGAATGTCGTGTAACCCCATAACGCCGCCTTGGATCTTCATTTCGTTGAACAATGTCGTCAGACGATCCTTAATTCTTTCTTTCTCTTCAGGTCTTAAAGCTTTAAGGTCAAGATCTTTAAGATCTAAATCATTAATTAATGCCGCACCTTTTACCTCAATGTTTACCGCATGTTTTACCTCACGGTTTACCTCACGTTTCACCTCATGATCTACCTCAATATTTGAGGTAGAATGTGCGGTAAATGGAATAATCCGATACTTGCCTGCCTTCTGCTTGCCCTGGGAACGGTACTCGATCCGCCCGCGCTGCTGAAGAATGTTTCGATGCTTGCTCAAGGTGTTCTCTGTAACGCCAACCTTTGCCATTAATAGGGGATTGATCACGAGGAACCACTCTGGCCATCCGCTCTTTTTTGCAAGTGCCATTAAATGCACCCACAAGGTCTGTGCTGATGCGTCCAACGGATTCGTTTCCAACCAATCGTGGAAGGCGTTGAGTTCTTGTTCAAAGTTCATTGCAGGCTGATCACCCCCTTGCTGCCCTTGAAGAGGGCGACGCCCTCAGCGATGATTAATCGTAGTCGTAGTACGTATCGATTCTGTTTTCATCGATGATCAAACGGCTTCCATGCGCGTAAATCTTGAATAGGTCATTTCCGATCCCATGAAGACCCCACATGATCGTTTTCGTCTTAATTTCCTCGTCGCCGATCCGCAATGCCGACAGCGTTCCATCTTCGCGAACGAGAACCTTATAATCGCATTCATATTTGTCCTTGCCTGGCTCCGGATCGAAATGAATCCAAGTAGAAGAATAGCTCGTACCATCGTTGTGATAAGAGAAGTTTTCGCCGTCGTGTTCACGATCTTCGTTCGCGTCTGCCTTCCATTTGTTGATGAGTTCGGACAACTTGTATTCCGGCTTAACGTCAGCTAGCAAGCGATCCATTTCTTCTTTGATCCGTTCGGTACCTTGGATGTGTGTAACCTGATCGAGCTTTTCTTTAACTGCCTTGAGAACGAGGGTGTTATACGAGGGGATACCGAGCTTGTCCAGGTTAACGGCAAAGAGCTCCTTCAGCTGTGTTTTGAGAGACTTGGCGAAGTCGCTGTAAGAACCGAGGACATCGCTCACGGTGGATTCCACCGTCTTCTCGACATGCTTGCGGACGATCTGCGCGAATGTTCCGTCATTGTGGATCTGCTCGAGAGCAGCGTTTGCCAATTTGTTAAGATCCATGAATATAGTCCTCCCGACCGCCAATATGGTATAATGACGGTGTCATGTATTTTTTGAAGCGACTCTCCGGGGCCTAAGCCGAAGGGTCTTTTTTATGCAGCGTCTTGGTGGACGCTGTCAAGCTCCTGCAGGTCTTGTTTGTGCTCCGCGATAGAGCTGGACAGCCAATCAATCGCGGCGTCGCGCAGATCCGGGTCGGCGGTCGGCTCCTTTGAAAGTCGATGACGCATGACGACAAGCTCGCCGATCCGCAGCAAAAGCTCGGTTCGCTTCGACATTGGCTATCTCTCCCCCCGTTTAACTTGCTGTTCATGCTCGGTTGCGAGCTCGTCCCGATCGAGACCGAACTCCTCCTCTAAAACGCCCTGAAGCACGGCGGCGTGTTCCATAACATCGCGGATTTCATGCCAAACGCGTTCAGCGCTTTCCTTACGTTTTTGTTTATCGATATGCTTGGCCAAACTAAGACCTCCTAACGCTTCCTCGAGGTCGTCGACTTCCTTCAACATTTGTTCTTTGAGCGCGGCTGGATGAAGATCCAGAGTTGGCACATCGCCAAGCAAATTGCTGAAATAGCCATTCGTCCGTTCGTCAGCGATTTCAAGAGCCAGCTTCCAACTATGCCGGGCCATAGAAGCTTCGTACACGGCCGGAAGCTCACGCTCCCCGTTCTCTATCTTCGAAAGCGTTGTGCGATCAATCTGTACATGCTGCGCATATGCTTGTTGAGTCAGTTGGCGTCCAACGCGATCGGCCCGAATTGCATCTCCGATCGACAAATGCTCCGACCTCCAATATTTGAGGCAAATTGCCACATAAACGGAATTGAATTGTGGCGAGCCTTGGAATTAGAATAAGTTCATACCCCGCCTGACTTGCCCGCCGATCCGGTGGGCTCTCTTTTTAGAAAGGGGATTGTTCATAAGCGTCTCGAGCCTCGCCGATCGTCTTGAAGTCGTACATACCATGAATGGCCCGAGTCAAATTGCGAATCTGTTCGTGACTGAGGCCGATCTTCTCAGCGGCTAGGATCGCGTAACCGAGGCAAGCGTTATTGGACCACTCGGCGGACTGGAAGGTTTCTCCCGTTTTGATGCCGTGGCGATATGCGGAGGCTGCGAGTTGGCCGACGAAGTCGATCATGGCGATCTGTTCTCCAGGGATACCGTCCGGGAAGAACTTGCTTTGAAAGTCATGGCGAGCTTGCAAGTCAACAGATACGCTGTCAATACGGGTTGTCTTCATGATGTAAGTCATTGGGCAATTCCTCCTTTGTTTTTGCGGAGCCAGTCAAGGGCGTCGGTCCAGATGATGCGCGCTCCGCGGCCTCCGAGATTGAGCACCGGAAAGCCCGGTTCGGAAGCGAGGTCGTAAGCGGAGCGCCTTCGAATTTTGAGGCGCTTGGACAATTCAACAATTGTGATGACTTCAGGGGATGGAATGGAAACTGGGGGCTCTTGCGTACTCACATCTACTCCTCCTTATGCGGTGTGATTCGCATTAACTTCGCGTATCGCGTAGCGACTGGGCAAAAAAATTTCATCTTTGCTTTTTTTATATACCTTCGCTATTGCTTCTGCTCGTTCCGGACTGACATGACGTTTGCCGTTCTCAATCTCGGAAAGATAGCCTTGAGGAATGCCGATTTCTTTTGCGGCTTCCACGATTGTTAGTCCTGCATTTAATCTCGCGTCACGTAATGCGCTCATTTCCCACCTCCCATAACTTCGCGATACGCGATGTCATGAGATGAATATACTACGCATAATGCGATGTGTCAACGCATATTGCGAAGTTTTCTATTTTAATTATCATTGTTCGCATTTCGCGAAGTATAATCAAGGGAGGTGGTGATTAGTTTGTTTCCGAAAAGACTACGGGAACTGAGGAAAAGACAAGGACTAACTGCAAAAGAATTTGGTTCGCGCTTTTCATTGGCTGAATCGACCATCTCGGGATATGAAACTGGCGCAAGAAAGCCTGACCTAGAATTGATTGAAAAATTTGCCGACTATTTCGAGGTTTCGGTTGACTACCTACTAGGACGTTCCAATTCTTATATAGATCAACCAGGGTACTCCAATGATAAGAATGTAAGCAACGAACCTGAAGTGCAGTTTATAATGAGGGCAAAGCAAGAAATGTCCCCAAAGGCATATGCTAAGTTTTTAAAGTTGGTCGAACAGGCCAAAGAAGCATTCGATGATGAAGAAGACTAACTGGAGCGATCGAGATGATTCCTTTTCCAAGACTTCTACACCCTCGCTTCACTCTAGCCGCACGATCTGCACAGGCTGTCCTGCGTGAACTCGGTAATCCGGAGCCGCCAATTAATATAGAGCCTTATCTTAAAAAAATGAAATGGCGATTGAAGTACGAGGAACTCCACGGTCCGGATGGGTATATGATCAAACTGGTGAAAGGCGGAAAGGTGCGCTACACCATCTATCTAGCCACCGATTCCGATCCAGATTCCCCGTATGACGTGGAGACAATACAGAAGAGGCAATTTTTCACCGCTGTGCATGAACTTGGTCATATCCTGCTGCATGGAAACTTTCTGTTGAACAGTCATGAAAGCATGAATGCCATCCCCGAGGAACTGGCCGGCATATTGGAAGTCGAGGCGCATTGGTTCGCGAGCAAGCTATTGATGCCGAACTATGTATTCCGCCAACCATCGGACCTTATTCCCGAGATCCTCGCCAAAAAATGCGGCGTCAATATAACGCCTGCGATTAAGCGATTATCCAAACTGGATAACAACATACGCGAAAGCCTGACCACGAGCTTTCGTCTCGATAAGTACGAGAAGCTGCCCACCTGGATTGACGATCCGCACAGCATTTATTGCGCGTCGCTTAAGTGGGACTCCATTCACCAGGCCTTAAATGCCAGCAAGCGACGCCGTTATATCTGCCCGAAGTGCGGATTATTCCACGGCGATCATAACATATGGGGACCTTATTGCATTGAATGCGAAGAGCCGGTCAGACTGGTAAAGTTCCCGCAAGAGCGTTATTATTTTTTTACATAAATACCGAACATACGTTCCTTTTGGAGGTCGATCATATGCGAGGCACCGTTACGAAGAAGGGAAAAAAATACTATATCGTCTTCACGGTTAAGGACGAAGACACTGGCAAGTGGAAGGCAAAATGGATGCCTGGAGGCTACGACTTAAAAAAAGACGCCCAGAAGGCCCTTCCTGACCTTCTGAGCGCGTTAATGAAGGGGACCTATGAGGAACCTGTTCGTTTAGATCGGAACGTTGAGGAGCTCATGACAGAGTTTTTAAAAGACAAGCGCAAGCAAGTGAAGCACGGAACGTGGTTGGCTTACGATTGGCTGGTCCGAAAGCATATCGTTCCGCACCTTGGCTCCATGAAGGTCCGGAAGCTTCATCCGGACGATCTACACGCCCTTTATCACAATACCCTGTATAAAGAGCTAGCGGCTGCATCGATTAAGAAGGCTAATGTAATTTTGAATGAAGCCCTGAAACGAGCGCCGGAATGGTCAATTGAAAAACGCGAAAAAGCTTCATTTTTGAAGCTGCCGCAGGGTAAAAAAAGCAAATTCAAGGTTTGGAACGAGAAGCAGCTGCGTCTCTTTATGAAAGCTGCGGAGTCTGATCAATATTCGATCGTGTTCGAGCTAGCTGCAAACACCGGCATGAGGCAAAGTGAAATTCTCGGCCTTCAATGGGACGATGTCGATCTGGAGGGTCAAACGATTTCGGTTAGGCAGGCATACACGAAAGCCGAAGTCGGGCATGACATGGATGACACGAAGAACGATTCTAGCGAACGGTCGATTGCACTGTTCCCGCAGACGGTGGCCTTACTTCGAAGGCACAGAGAAAAGCAAATTCAGGAGATGCAGGATAACCAGGCCTTCTATCAGGATCATGGCCTAGTGGTGCAAACAAGCGTCGGAACCCCTCTAGGGCCGCGCAACCTGGCGCGGAACTATTATGCCATACTCGACCGCATCGAGCGGAAGCAAACGGAGAGAAAAGAAGCTGGCCGGCCATTTATCGACTTCAAGCGTATTCGATTCCATGACATCCGCCATACGCATGCAACCATTTTGTTAAAGCGCGGCGTGCACCCTAAGATCGTGCAGGAAAGACTTGGCCACTCCAGCATAACCGTGACGCTCGACACCTATTCACATGTGCTCCCTAATCTTCAGGCGAGTGTTCTTAGAAGCCTCGGCCCTTCAATCTTGGGCGTATCTAAAAAGAAGTCACCGAAGGATGCAAAAAACAAAGACGAAAACCCCACCTTAGAAAAATCTTAG